TGTAATATAAGATATTCAACAACATCCAAATGGCCATTACTGGATGCATTTATAAGTGCATTATCATTCTCGGCATGAACGTCAGCTCCATTAGATATAAGACATTTAACAACATCCAAATGACCATGATATGATGCACGTAGAAGCGCTTCGTCATTATTGGTATGAATATCTGCTCCGTGCTTGATAGCAATATCGATAAAATCCACTAATTTGATTAGCTGGTCATGTAATATGACTTTGTTGGTTTTTACTTTGTTGTCCATTACAACTATTTGAGCATCGTTAGGAATTGTTACATATCCAACATATGCCATATTGGGATATATTGACATCCATGTAAAGAAATCTTTGATTTCACATACATATAATGCATTTGGGGTGCAATCATTAGTATTATTGAAAACATCAATTTCATTCAATCCAACTTTCCATTGATACTCTCGATGTTTCATATCGTGAGTAAGAATCTCTATATATTGTACACCCTGCATGTTGGACATCCTGATATAAGTAATTAATATATAAATTATAGATTAATTATAATTCAAACATGGCACATCATCATAATGACCAATCAATAGTAAATGGTATTTTTTTGAAACAATCAGAACCTACAAAAGTTGGTGATGATGGATGAGGTGCTTCTATAATTAACGATCTACTAGTGAGATAGTTTCTAATAGATGCCGCATCTCTTCCAAATGTTATCCATACACATTCTTTATTTTTACTCATAACTAACTCACAAAATTTTCTAATAACAACAGCCCATACTTTAGAATGGGATCGTTGTACTTTCTCTTTCTTATATCTCATAGGATTAATAGATAATGATAATGTTAAAAAGAATATACCTCTTTTAGCCCATTGAGATATATCCCCATGTGTAGGAAAATCAGTAAATTCTGGGATAGTTCTGCATATTTCGGAATAAATATTAGTAATAGCTGGAGTGATAAGATCGTCCTTTCTAAGACTAAATCCTAATCCTTGCGATTTAGTATCACATGTCCCATATATAGTTCCCAATAATGGTTCATTAGTTACAAATACTAATTTTATAGAAGAGATAGGAGTTAAATAGAATGGAGCAAAATATGTATTATTATCTGGTTCATTTGGACATTTATATTTTACTATTTCTTTCGATAATGCTGTTTTTATCTCTTCTAAATCTTCATCAAGAGATTCAAAGAACTCACCCCAATCATTGGGAGGATTTTGTTTTAATTGCTCTAACCAATCTGTATTCATTATATATGTGTATATTTATTTATTAATAAATATAATAATATTCAATTCAGAATATATGTATTAGTTATTGGTTGTGGTATCGGAACAGGTGTATAAATATCATATCGTTTTATCCAAGTTGTAATTTCTGTAAGTAATACTTCTAAATTTGTATAAACATCCGGACAACGTTCATATGTTATTAATAGATTTTGAACACCTTTCACTGATTCCCTTATTTGTTGTACTATAACTACTTTTTGTTCATCTAATTTAATATTGTTGAAATACTCCATTGCATCGTGGAAAATAGATCTAATTCGTTGATGTGCATCTCGTCCTGATTCGTTATAAACAAATCTGTATACAGAACCAAACCATGAATCGGACGGGATATAAATTCGTTTTACAAAGCAGGGTTTCTCTCCTTGATTTATCTTTTCTACAAATTTTAGATCCACTAAACATCTACTAAGATTATCGGACCAAAGGATGGATTGGGGTATGTTCATTTCTTTTTAAGATTTGTGGGTTGTATTATTAAAATGGAATTATTTTTTAAACAATTGAAGGAGCTATCTCCGGAATCTGTTCAATTAGAAATGGAATGGATAAGGTATCCAACGCCAGAGAAATTGAGGAAATTACAGGAATTATATAATTTATATCCAACTCATGCATTTATTAAGGATAAATTCGATGAAGTAGTAATTGAATGGGAAAAAGAACAACAAGCTATTGCTGATAAACATATTAATATATATCATATGATTGATAGTGATGTAAATTGTGGATATACATTCATGGGATATAATAAAAATAAACAGAAATGGGTTGTTTGCGGTAATGAAGATTTTGTTGAAAGTTATAAAAAGATTAAGAATGATGAAGATGTTGAATTATTTAATAAAAAATATATAAGAAGAGAGGAAAGTGTTAATAAATCGGTAATTAAAGAACTTGATGATACGTATTCAACTAATAAATTTGAACGTACTATGGTCTATTATAAATCGAAAGATCCCGATGATTCCGGATGGTCAAAAAGTAGTTAATTAAATGTATATTATTAATATTATTAATATACGTATGGCACTGAATGGTGTAAATATAAGATATACTCGCTATTAGCTATAATGGAACTCTTAGGAGTATCATAGAATACTTTAGCGACATTATCCCAATTTATAATGCATTTATTGTTTGAATACTTGAAAGGTATGATAGATTTCATGTACTGAATATATAACTCGATACTGCGATCAGCCTTAGTAAAAATTGACGGACTGATAAGAGATGCTATCAAAAATGAGTCACATATATAATCATGATTGTTCGATGATAACTGAGATATAGTCTCGACAACTTTCAATAGATCAGTATTTTCTGTACTCAATAAGAATGAGCATATTTTGCAGTCTATATACATCAATGAAATTCGTACGACAGTCATGGTAGTTGTTGTTATTATTAAAATAACTTTTTTTTATTATTTCAATTTTCAAAAAGATGATATTAGATACTCCCCATCGTAAAGAACTTTCAGCTCCTTTCTATCGTTTATTTTTTGAAGTGATTATATTTTCAATAATTGCGCTATTAATGGGGATCGCATTAGCTGGGTTGTTTCCAGTTAATTCTGCAGATGAACATATAATGGTCACATTTGGGTTATTGTTATTCCAAGTAGTAATAAATGCAGCTATAATTTATATATTTGATAAGGTATATTTTTTAATATTCGGTACAGATAGTGATGAATATATAGGCATAAGTATTTTCAGTACTGTGTTATTCATGTGCCAAGCTCAAATGTACAATAGAGCTAGGATTATTTTTGTAAATAGTACAGGCTTGAATATACCTGTTGTTTAGAATCGGATTATGAATCATATTACAAACAACAAAGGAATTATTTTTAATATTATTAAAAATAATAGAATGCCGAAAGAGATAAAAAAAGATCGTCTAAAAAATAATATTATTGAAGTAATTGAGAATTTTGAGGATAACGATCCAGAAATGCTCGTTGAAGAGGATCTATTAGAAAAAAAAATATTCCCACATATTAATACAGATTTTAACGAGTATGATAATGATTATACTAAAGTATTGAAATTAGCAGTGAAATATAAGGTATCTAGTGATTATATATATTATGATGATGAAACAAAAACAGAAATTTCATTATGGAAGGAAGCACTTTCTTCTCCATTATTGATAACGGATCCGTCAAGCGATACATTACAAGATTTTTATGAGCATTACATAGATTATTTCTATAATATAAATGTTATGAATTGGATTAATCTCTTTGTACATATTCTGCAGAATATAGTGCTCATTGAAGATTTATTAAATATAATCAATGGATTCATTACCTCTCAAAATGGAAAGGAATTATCATCGATAAAAGATTTAGGAGAGCTGTATAAAATTTGGAGAAGAAGTATACTACTCAAAAGGGAGAAGGAATATGCATTAACCGATCAGATTATTGATATTCAAGAATTTATTGATGAGTCATTACAAAGCTATCCTTTCAGTCCATATGCAGTTACTAAAGAGAGATATGAATATACTATTGAATTGGATGAAGATCCTCTAACTAGTTTTCATTCCATTCAAGTTACTCCAATGATACCTTGGGTATTGAGTACATACGATCCGTACAATCCTATGTCTTCAGATATGCTCGCAAGAGATGAAAGTATTATAGTTAAAGTTCTGCGGGATACTCCAAAACAAGCATGGGATTTATATCCTGAAGAGCCTATAGAGAATTATTGGTACATGGCATTATGGGTAGAGAAAGATGGAGTTATGACGATTAAAGAGAGTTCATTCGTATTATTGGTATTAAATTTATCTACTAAAAAATTAGTAATTAATGTCCCAGTTGAGCGAGGGTTATCCCAAAAAACTATATTAGATAGGATATATGATGTTTTTCCGGGCTTGAGTATAATTAGTACTAAGAAAAAACAATTGAGTGCTGATTTCAGTGTTTATGGTGTTAGTATTAATGAATATTCATTTAGTGATATGGTTATAAATGATGAATTACTAAATAATTATTTAATTATAGATGAATCATCTAGTAGTATTGGAAAAAAGAAGAGATTCACAATCCAATTGAAGCCTTCAGATCGTAATGTTGAATATTCTACAAAGGAAACGATTGTTAAATCATCAATTATTACATCTATAAGTATGAATTATTCATCTAAGAATGAACAGTTTGAAGTGTACGGCTCATCTAAACCTATTGTTTTACCTGAAAAAACGCCTATTCTAACATTTAATGTATCGTATGCAAGAGATTCTGATACATTGGAATTATTCATGCGATTAATGGGTAAATTGTTATTCTATTATGCATCAAATTATAAAACAATTGAAGATGAATATGAGAGAATGATTGGATCAGTTGCTATGAGTAATATAGCAAATAGACAAAGCTCTATAGGCAGTGGTATTATAGATGGGAAATCCAAAATTCAACAATTGAAAATACAAGCACCTGATGTTATAGTTAGTAATTATGCGACTCTTTGCCAATCAAAAAATCAACCTACTATCATATCAGAGGAGGAACGGTATTATTGGGAAAAAGTACAAAAAAGGAATGTATTGGAATACCTAAAACCTCCTCAAAATAAGTATCTATTTGTTTGTCCTTCAAATGATAATCCTTATGTAACAATTATAGAAAATACCAAACTTAAAAATAAAGATAAGTATCCTTACGTTCCATGTTGTACTAATAAAGATCCATCAAAAGATCCAAATAGTTGGTATACAAAATTATATTTAGAAAATAAATCATTAGAGGATATTAACGAGGATAAAATAGTTAGTAAGTATACGATACGTGTCAATAAAGTGATGGGATTTTTTAGATATGGAACATTACCAAATCTACTGCAAGATTTGATAACAGAAAATAAAAATCAAGTGTTCAGAGTAGGAATGGTTAAAAGTCCTAGCAGTTTTTTGCATTGTATTTTGTACGCTAGTCAGAATGAAGATTATATAAATTTAACAAATGATAAGGATCGAGAAGATTATGTTCAAAGATATAGAAGTAATTTAAATATAGATCCAAATTGTATGGCTCAAGAAATGTGGGATATAGATAATGAAGAAAGAATTAACAAATTAAGAAATCCATATATATTTTTAGATCCCGGAATGTTCTTCCGAGTATTTGAAGAATTATTTAATTTCAATATTTATATATTTACAGGAGAGGAAGAAAAATTATCATTTATCCAGCCAAGATGTAAATATTTTAGTGCTAAGTATTATAATCCCACTAAATCTGTTGTATTGATTTATCAACATCCTTCAGATAATACAAATATTTTCCCTCAATGTGAATTAATAGGAAGCACTCATCCTAAAGACCCAAATTATTCAATCATGGAGTACACATCAAAAACTATTGTATCTAAACTATTTAATTTATATAGTAACGTATTCCAAACTATGTGTTGGAACTATAACAATGATTCAAAAATGATAACATCAACTGTTAATTCTTACGCATTATATAATATCTATATGTTTGTTGATGGAGGTATAGCAACTCATCAAGTTTTAGATAGTTTCGGTAAATTGAGGGGATTAGTCATTGATGATAAAAAGCAATCATTTTATGGAACATTAATGACTACACCAATGCAGCCTTTCAATCTCCCAAAATGGACTAAAAATTTAGATGATCTTCCTAGAGTTAGTGATTATTCATTTGTCGAGAAATATTTCAATAATAAAAAACCAGATTCAGTAGTTAATAATGAAGCTATCTATTGGTTGGATGATCATCAACAAAATTTCGTTAAAGTATTAATATCAACAAAATCAGAGCCGACTATAAAAAATTCATATGTATTATCTCCATCTCAATTACTATTTTCACCAGTATTAATTTCAAGTTCTCATACTAAGAAAGTAACAGGGTATATTTTACAGTTGATAAATATATTATTTGTTGTAACTGGATATATTGACGATGCTGAATATCATAAAAAATTCTTAGCTAAATTTACATCAGTAAAAAAAAATAATAATTACGATATATCAACAATAACAAATCCTATTATACCTATCTTCCACACTGTAAGAAATGTTTTTTCATATTTCAGGAAAATCATGCCTTCATTTGTATCATCTAATGAATATAAAATTATTCTACCAAGCTTAATATTTAGAGATAGATTGATAGTTCATTTGAGACAGTTCTCTAAATTATTCCTAATGAAAGAATTAGTTCAACCGTCAGTATTAGTTGGAGCTCAATTGAATGATAGTATGAAAGGTGTTAATTTAGTATTAAGTTATGAAACATTATCATTATATAAAAAATTAAGAAATGTTAGAAATAATAAGATATTAACAGATTTATCAGAATCTCTCAGAAATTTAGATTCATTCTTTTACTATCTACCCGATCGATCAATCATTGTTTATGTTATTATTGTTAGTACAATAGAGGAAGCTTTATCTATTCATAATAATTGGAACAAATATAGAGTATCGGTTAGTTATGATAATAATAGTACTGATGTTCCATATACTCTATATAAAATTAATCAACAAGGAACGTTGTTAGCATCAAAAACTCCGGAATTAAACGATGCTCATATCATCCAATTCAATAGTCCCGATAAAGTGGGGATAATGCTTGAACCATAAAAAATCTGAATTGAATAGTATTAAAATTAATACTATTAAAAAAATATAAAATGAAGTTAACATTAGAAGGATTTCGGTCTTATACATCTAAACACGTGGTAGAATTCTCAGCAGAAGGTATAACACTTATTGAGGGTCCATCTGGAATAGGAAAATCATCACTATTCAAAGCTATATGTTGGTGTATGTATGGAAAGGAGAAAAATACATATAATTGGGTATCATCTAAAAAGAAATGTATGGTAGAATTATCAATGAATAACGATAGCGGTGATGGTGATATAGTTATTATTAGACAAAAAAATCCGGAAAGAGTATCATTATTTATTGATAATAAAGAATTTGTGAGTGATGAAGCACAAGAGTATATTAATAGAAAATGGGGTAAAAGAGAGGAATGGATAGCCTGTAATTATCTATCACAGAATAATAGGTCCATTATTATTAATGGCACATCAGCAGAGAAAATAGAACTATTAGAACTATTAGCATTCCCTAATGATAATCCATCTGAATGGATCGAGAAATTCAATAAAGATCGATTGATCGTATCCAAAGAACTCGATAGTATCCAACGAACAATGGCATTATTAACTAAAAATAAACCTGATCAACCTTGCGATCTTTCATTAGATATGGATGAGTACACTGATACTAATAAAATTAAATGGGATAAAAAAATCACATTACTTGAGAAAGATATTACATTAGTATTAAATCAACTTAATGTACAAGAATCGATAACTATATATAAAAAACAACTGGATGATTATACCAATTCATTACAGTCTGATTGTTGGAGTGATAAAGAATTAAAAGAGTATGATGCAACAACAAGAAATTATGAAATTATTAATCATTATATAGAAGAAAAAAATAAATTAAGTAACGATTTATCATTATTTAATAACTCTTTGATAGATGAAGATTTGATTGATAAGTATTACTCACATTATACAACCCTTCAAAATTATGAAAAAAAATTGAGTACTATTAGACGTACTTATAATAAGGATCAATTAACTATATATTGTAAAGAATTCGAAAAAAACGAACCTTATTATAATATAGTTGAAGAATTAAAAAAGAATAGTATAACATCAGAGTTATTAGATAAATATAATAATGTTGAAATTAATGATGAACAAGAACGCGATCTTCATCAACAATGGAAATCTTATAATGTTTATCAATCTATTATAGATAAATATAAAATAAAAGATTGGAATTCATTTGTATCTAATTGTATTATATATAATGAATGTAAAAATTATATACCTTTTTATATTAATTATAATATGATATATGATGAATATTCCGAATTTTTGAGTAAATATTGTGATACTTATGATGATGAACCTGAAGATGAACAAGAGATATTAATATATTTACAGAAAAAACAACAAGAAATTGATAAAAAAAGAGAAGATGTTGAAAAATTAAAAAATGTACTAAGATGTCCATCATGCAATATACATTTAACGTATAATGTTAAACAGCATTCATTGACATCGAATGAACATCACGGGATTGACTGTGATTATGACGAAGAAAAAATAAGTAATTATAGGAAAGAGACCGAACGTGTTAAGAAAAGAATAGATTATTTAATTAGATTGGATAAAGCCTATTCATCTTGGAAAAGCTGTAGTCATTCTTTAGAAGAGATAGTTAAATGGATGAATGATAATAAAAAAATAACACAGGATGATTCATTATTAAAACAAATTTATTCATTACAATCATCTGAATATACAAAACCTTCAATTACATTGGATGAAGTATCTCTTATTAAGAAAATTAAAAGATATATCACTATTAAAGAGCAATTATGTAATATTGATTATAATAATGAATGGTTTAATGTCTCTCTAAAAACTCATAAAGAACATTATATGATTATAAAGCCGATAATTAATGAATGGATTGATGTCCCATCATATACTAAAAATGAATTATTACTAATGAAAGAATATTATACAAAACAAAATAAATATAATGATATTTGTAATAAAGTAAAAGATTATGACGATAAACTTATCAACACTCAATTAATTATTGATAGGAAAAAAGAGTATCAACAAAAATATGAAGATTATACTATTCATCAACAAAAAATGAAAGAGATACTAAAAATATCAGATAAAATCAAAGAATTAGAACATAAGTTAATCACATCAACTAATATGTCAACTGTCGAAGAATTAACTAATGAATTATCATTATATAAAAAATATAGTAATGACTATTTGCTGTTGATACCTTATACAAAATATATAGCACAATATAAAGAATTAACAGATACATTGAATAATTTAGAGAAAAAAATGATATGCATTCATTCAATTATCGATACTGCAAAAAAATTGGAGAATGAACTGCTCGATCAATTCGTTGAATCGTTCAATACAATTTTAGAGAGCGTTCTCAATGAAACATTCGAAGATCCTCTTCATGTATCATTAGTATTATATAAAGGTGATAAACCAAGTGTACAACTTCAGTTAATATATAAAGGAGCTCAATTAGATAATGTTATGGAATTAAGCGGTGGTGAAATTGATCGTATTTCATTAGCTATTATGATATCTCTTCATTTAAATTCATCATTCCCGTTCCTATTATTAGATGAAAGTTTTGGATCATTAGATGGAGATACTAAATTGAAATGCGTCGATGTTATTAAAACTCTACTTCCAAATAAAGGAGTACTAGTTATTGCTCACGGAGAGACCGAAGGTGATTATGTCAACCATATGAAATTATAAAATATGAATTATTAATATTATTAATTAGTAATAATATTAACATTGTGATATAACTAGCTGTATGATATGAATATGATTAATAAGAGATTTTATATCTAATTTGATGCTGTGTGCAAATTTATAAACAGTTTTAATTATAAATAGGGTACACTTTTTTAACGTTTTTGTGTGTATACAAATCTGCAAACAAAAAAATAGCGTTTTTGAGTTTGTGCCGGAACTTGCTAAGAAAAAAAATAACTCTCAAAAATTTAAAATTTTTTTTTCCAGAAAATAATTTTTTTGGAGGGATGACAGATTTTTTTTAATTTATAAATATAAAGAATTTTATATAAATATTGAAATTTTATATCAAAAATAAGACATTTCAGGCTCCACCTAAAATACGTCAGGCTCCACCTAAATGCGTCAGGCTCCACCTAAATAGGTCACAATCCACCTAAATAGGTCACAATCCACCTAAATAGGTCACAATCCACCTAAATAGGTCACAATCCACCTAAATAGGTCATAATCCACCTAAATAGGTCACAATCCACCTAAATAGGTCACAATCCACCTAAATAGGTCATAATCCACCTAAATAGGTCACAATCCACCTAAATAGGTCACAATCCACCTAAATAGGTCACAATCCACCTAAATAGGTCACAATCCACCTAAATAGGTCACAATCCACCTAAATAGGTCACAATCCACCTAAATAGGTCACAATCCACCTGAATAGGTCACAATCCACCTAAATAGGTCATAATCCACCTAAATAGGTCACAATCCACCTAAATAGGTCACAATCCACCTAAATAGGTCACAATCCACTAAAAAACTTTAATTGTTTTAAAATTATATATAAAATGTATATACGTGTACTCATATTAAAGTTAAATATACACTAGATCCTGATCCTGAATTGATAAAGGCCTTTTCTAAAGATACCATCGCGTATAATGTAATACATACGTAAATAACACAACATTAGACACTCAACCTAAGCGTAAAAACAGAGTTCCAAAAGTTAATATAGGAATTGTTAAAGATGTTAATCCACCACCTGCATATGAAATATAAGATCCTTAATTGAATATTTATTTATTATTATATTATAAATATAATAAAATTAAAATGAGTTCTAGTTCCAGTTCTAATTCGACTGAATGTATGATTTGCTGTAGCAATTTCACTAAATTAATTAGGAAGCCTATTATATGTAATTATTGTAATCATTCTTATTGTAGTGCTTGTTGTAGGACTTATCTATTAGATAATCTTCAAGACTCTCATTGTATGAATTGTAAGAATAGATGGACGTTGGATTTTTTATTTTCAAATTTCCCTTCATCATTTATTTTCAATGAATATGAATTATCGAGAGCAAAAATAAAATTCAATCAAGAGAAGAGTTTACTTCCATTAACTCAATTAAATATATTTCGACGAAAAATGAATAGACAATTAACACGGGAACAAGATACTATCTTGAATACTGTGAGGAATTTGGGAAATATTATTTACGATTATAAACAAAATAATGACGGACATAGAGCCGCCTTATTATTAACAGATTCTTATTATAACGATTTATCAACCACACTCAACAGTCATATTCTAAGTATTAAAAGTACTGTTACTTTTCTAGATGAAACAAATAAAGAAATACAAGAATTATCTGGAACAAACGATCTTTCAGATGATAAATCTAAAAGTAAGAATTTATATCGATCTATTCTGGGGAATTGTTCTCAAAAAGACTGCAGAGGATATATTACATCTCGAGGAGGAAAATGTATCATGTGTAATCAACATTATTGTATTAAATGTTTAACTGGAATATCATTCGCTAATGATCCATCTCATGTTTGTAATGAAAGTGATATGCTGACCGTAGCAGTTATGAGGAATGAATGTAGACCATGCCCTCAATGTAAAGTTCTAATTCATAGGTATGAAGGATGTCCTCAAATGTTCTGTACAAATTGTCATACAGGATTTGATTGGAATACGGGAAAAGTATTGAAACAACTACATAATCCTCATTTAACAGAATGGTTAATGAGTAATGGTAATAATGCTAACAACAATAATGCAGATTGTGATGTTGTCAATTTAGCTAGTATTAATTCAAAAATTCCATCTATTAAAATAAATACAATTAAAAAATATTATGATTCAGCTGAACATTTTAGGACATGGGTTATTCCCAATCTCCAGCATGATTATCAAAATTCTTATGAAGATTTGAGAGAGAAGTATATCAATAAACATGTTAATGAGGAAGAATGGGTACAAGAAATTAAAATTATTCGAAAAAGAGAAATTAAAAATAATGAGATAGTACAAGTATTAGATTTATTTACTAATGCATGCATGGATATTCTTCTTCAATATCAACATAATAGTTTTGATGATGTTGTATTATCTGATCAATTGGAAAATTTAAAAATAATTGTTAATGAAAAATTGGGAACGATCGAGAAACGATTGAAAGTATCATGTAAAAAATATTATGTTGTTTAACTTAAAAATATAAATAAATATATTTATAAAAATATAAATATAATAGATATGGCTTCAGATCTGAAAGCATTAATAGAACAAAATTTATTTCATCCAGATAAAGAACATAAAAATTATGATGAAAAGATATTTGAACGAATTAGGAAAAATGGGATGGATATACTAGTACTTATCGATCCTGAAGCAACTAAGGGTGTGTTGTTTTTTCCTAATAATACAGGTAATCATACATTCCATACAGAGAAGATGAAACTTCTTCAACAACATCATAAAGGATGCGATATATGGTGCTTTGATTATCCGGGATTTGGACTCAATACATCAGAATCAAGCACTATTAATCTAATTCAAATGGCACAATATGTATATAGTTATATGTCAAAGCAATATGATTCGATTGAATGGGTTGGAGAATCTATAGGAAATGCCGTAATGGGTGGATTATTAGTAGCTCCAGATGTTAAACTACCTAAACAACCCGTACGTATTACATATATCAATCCGTTCAAATCTATTTCATCGATGGCATCTGAACGAAATCATAATATCGGTTCATTAATCAAAAAATTAGGATATGAAATGAATCTAGAAAAATATTCTAAATTATTAATGGAGAAACAAACAAGACCTATCATTAGAATTCTTTATTCAGAAAATAACAATGAAATTCCTAAACATCATGCTTTAGAATTATCTAAAATATTAAACATTAATGTTATTAATATCAAAGGAGATAATACAGTTTATGAATATTTCTATTAAATAATATAATATAGTGTTATATTATTATTTTTCGGTTGAACGTCCGTGTCTGACAAGATATTCAACAATAGCCAAGATGTTTATAAAAATGATTTATCATTTTGAGCATGGACATTGGCTGCTACGCCAAGATTGGGCGTAGCACTAACGGCTCCATTCTTAATAAGACATTCGGTAACAGCTAAATGGCCATATATAGATGCTAGTCGAAGTGCAGAATCATTACTAGCATGAATATCAGCATCGCCAAGATGGCGCCAGCCGTCGGATGCTCTGTGATATATAAGACACTCAACAACCGATAAATGACCATTCATAGATGCCCAGCGAAGTGCATAATCGTCATCTACATGAATATCGGCTGCTACGCCAAGATTGGGCGTAGCCCTGATAGCTTCGCTATCCGAGCATAGCTCGGTGTCGGCTCCATGCTTGATAAGACATTCTACAACGGCTAAATGACCATAATAAGATGCAGCTTGAACTGATCGATCATCTTGAGCATGAATATCGGCTCCATGTGATATAAGACATTCGACAACAGCTAAATGTCCATTATTAGATGCTACACGAAGTGCTAAATTGCTCTCGGTATGAATATCTCCATGATTTTCTATAATCATCTCAATAAATTTAATCAAATATTTATCTATTGATGTATTAGAGCTATTTGTAATATTCAATGGAGGAATTGGATTATTAATCAATATTTTATTTTTTCTCTTTATTATATTAGAAATTGGAATATTATTATCATTATCATTTATGATCTTATTAAAATTATTGATATGACTAATATAAACATATATTGTATCTACTATATCCTCAATTTGTTTTGTTATTTCACGATGATAATTAGTTATCTCACATATACAATTTAATCCTTTAATTTTATTATTTAATTTATCTTCAAATTTTTGCATTTCTATTAATGCTTGTTTTTTCCATTCTATACTATCCATTATTAGAGATTATTTATTATGACCAATAAATAATAATATATTCAATTTTTAGTTAAATGTGTGAGATATTCAACTACGGATGTACGACCATTGTTAGATGCCCAGCAAAGTGCCTGATTATTATCAGCATGTATATTTGCTCCATTAGATACAAGACATTTAACAACATCTAAATTACCATTACAAGATGCCCATCGAAGTGCCTGACCATTATTAGCATCAACATCAGCCCCATGTTTATTAATAATTCAACAATAGCTAAATGACCATAATTAGATGCATACGACAGCGCTGTAAAAGTCTGCATAAGAGTAGTCTGCGTATTAACATTTGCACCATGTTCAATTAGACATTTAACAATATCTATACGACCATTCATCGATGCACAACGAAGTGCATGTTCATTATCAATATGAACATTGGCTCCGTGAGATATAAGATATTCAATAACATCTAAATGACCACGGCCAGATGCCAAGCGAAGTGTATTATCATTATGTACGTGGATATTGGCACCATATTTAACTAAACATTTAACAACATTTAAATAACCATATTCAGATGCCCGTTGAATAGCTTTTTCGTTATCAGCGTGAATATCTCCGCCGTTTTTGATAATAATATTGATAATTTCAATCAAATTTTTAGGTATATCATCATGTGTAATATTTAATGGTGGAATTGGTTTACTAATCAATATTTGACTTTTTCTCTTTATCATATTAGAAATTGGAATATTATCATCAATCATTTGATTAAAATTATTGATATGACTAATATCAACATACATTGTATCAATTATATCCTCAATTTGTTTTGTAATTTCACGATTATAATTAGTTATCTCACATATACAATTTAATCCTTTAATTTTATTATTTAATTTATCTTCAAATTTTTGCATTTCTATTAATGCTTGTTTTTTCCATTTTTGTATAACTAATGGACTATCCATTCTTGGATGATTATTTATTATTAATAATAAATAATAATATATTCAATTTTATCTAAAACATCATTCAATTATTTTCTAGATGATGATCTACGACGAATGGACATCTTAGTGCCTTTCACACCACAACTCGGGAAATTATAGCCTTTTTTCTTAGCTTGTTTACAAGCACACTTTTTAACATGTTTAGGATTAGGATCATCACGACGATACGCTAATGCCGATCTAATCCGTTTTCGTGTATTAACAGGGAACGTTCCAGCTTCTGAACCGCAGAAAGGTCCTTCAGATTTGAAATATTTACCTACATTAGAAGCTCCAGCGACAGTTCGACGTATTTTAGTAATACCTGTACGCGTTGACCTACGACTAGCCGACAAACGACGAGCTGACCTACGTCTAGATGATGATTTACTAATACGAGGAAGTCTATGTTTGAGAGTGCTCATTCTAGCATCTACTCTTCCTTTAATAGGAGATTTACGACCTTTGAGTGGAGATACAGTTGCTCTGTGATGTATTTTCGTAGTACGATAATGAATTGAAGACATGTTATTTTAATAATTAAAAAAAATTTTAATTATTTTGAATGTATTTAGCAATGTCTAAATGACCGCCTCTAGATGCACAACGAAGTGCTAGATCATTATTAGATCCATATTTAATAAGACGTTTTACAACTGCTAAATGACCATTATTAGCTGCCCAATAAAGTGGAGACTCGTTTTGAGCATGAATATCTGCATCGCCAAGATGGCGCCAGCCGTCGGCTGCTCCATTATTAATAAGATATTCTACAACATCTAAATGGCCATGAGCAGATGCCCATCTAAGTGAATCTCCGTTACATGCATGAACATTTGCTCCATGATATATAAGACATCGAACAACTTCTAAATGACCATACATGGACGCTCTTATAAGCGCATAATCATTACCGACTTTGTCGGGTCTTGGCGATGCAGCCAGACCAGCTCCATTCTTAATGAGACATTTAACAACATCTAAATGACCATTATTAGATGCCAGTATAAGCGCATAATCATGATTGGTATGAACATTTGCGCCATATTTAATTAGACATTCAACTACATCATATTGACCATTTTCAGCCGCATTCATAAGTACATAATCATTATTATAATGAATATCTCCATCATTTTTTATGATAATGTTGATAATTCTAGTCAAATGTTCAGGTATATTATCCAATGATATAGCAATTTTACTATTTATTATATTATTTTTTCTTTTTATTATATGAGAGATTGGAATATTATCATCATTAATAAATTCATAGAAATTTTCAATATGATTAATATAAACATAAATAGTATCTATTATATCTTCAATTTGTTTTATAAGTGATTTACAATCATGATGATTAATAATAATCATCTCAGTGATACAATTCAATCCTTTAATTTTATTATTTAATTTATTTTGAAATTTTTCAATTTGTATTAATGCTTGTTTTTTCCATTCTTCGATGGTATATACATGCCAACATGAATTATTACATAGAGAATTACATTTATCGCAATACAATAGACCGCATTCGCATATACGTGTATATTCATTATTGTGAATACAACATTTTTCTATTGTACAACATTGTAATTCATCCATAGTTAATTATAATTTATAATTAATAAATTATATTAAATTCAATTATGATAAATAATCTCTTTCATGAGTTTTCCTTTATCATCGAAGAATTTCCAATGGCCCACTTTTATATCCATTGAATAATATCGTTCCTCAATCAGGACGTCCTGTTCATTATACTCATACCATAGTCCATCCAAATGATCATCTTTAAAATTTTTAACGGTTTTAACAACATCTGATTTAAAATGATAGATAGTTAGAAATCCATTCATAAATCCATTTTTAAGTGTCTCACTATATACTATGAATCCTTCAATATCATAATATCTCCAAATACCTTCTTCTTTATCATTAACATAATTACCAATCATCGCAACAATCGAAGAATTTTCATAATACCGTGTAGTATTACCGTATTTTTTTCCATTATGATATGTAATTTTTTTATATGGAAACTGGTCATGTTCATTATTGTAATATGTCCAAACACCCGTTTTAAGTTTTTGAGGATTAATGTATCCTGATGAATATCCTTCTAATTCACTATATTCTGTAATATAAGTATGTGTAATAGTACCTCGATCGTAACAATTTGAACATTTGGGATTTCCGCAATATATATTACCAGCTGATTTGCATGCTGGATAATAAAGAGATTGGCTTCGAGTAACAGGTGCCATAGTTAATTAAGTATTAAATATAGTAGTTAATAATTAAATATTCAATTATTATTCATGATTTGTTCAAGATAATCCACAACGTCTAAATGATGATTACGATATGCATTTCTAAGTGGTTGATTATTGTGAACATGAACATCGGCTGCTACGCCAAGATTGGGCGTAGCCCTGATAGCTTCGCTATCCGAGCATAGCTCGGTGTCGGCTCCATATTTAATAAGACATTTAACAATATCTAAATGTCCTCTTTCAGATGCCCAGCGAAGTGCACAATCATTCATGGTGTGAACATTGGCGCCATTGGCTATAAGACATTCAACAACCGCTAAATGACCATTCTCGGATGCATGTGTAAACGCACTATCATTATTATCATGAATATTTACACCATGAGTTATTAAGTATTTGACAACATTTAAATGACCATTTTCACATGCCAAATGAAATACGCCATTATCATTAATAATGCATCCGTGTTTGATGAGACATTCAACAACATCCAAATGCCCATTCATGGATGCATTACAAATTGATATATTGTAACGAGCATTAATAGTTGCTCCATGTTTTATTAGTAACTCAACAACCGCTAAATGACCATTCTCGGATGCATGTCGAAGTGCTTCATCATCTTTAGCATGAATATCTGCTCCATATTTTATTAAAACTTCAACAATAGCTAAATGACCATCCCTTGATGCCCATCGAAGTGCTTCATTATTATTGCTATGAATATCTCCATCATTTTTTATTATAATATCTATGATTTTATTTATATTTTCTGATGAGCTCGGTATAGATATAACAATTTTATTATTTAATATTTGATTTTTTCTTTTTATTATATTAGAAATTGGAATATTAATATCATTAATAATTTTATTGAAATTATCAATATGACTAATATCTACATAAATATTATCTATTATATCTTCGTACTGTTTTATAATTGACGATGAATCATTGACAATTTCAATTATACAATTTAATCCTGTAATTTTATTAGTCAATTTATATCTAAAATTACCCATTTGTTGTAATATATGTTTTTTCCAAGATCCTATTGTATATATAGAGTGTGGTTTATCACATAAGGTATCACAGTATTTACAATACATTTTATCACATTCGCATATTACGGCATATTCTTCATCATGAATACAGCACGTATCTATATGCTGTTTTATATTCTGAGATTCAATACATTCACATATTATATCATTGATATTATGTGAACACAACTCATTATTTAATGTATCCATTATAAGTAGTATATTATTATATATTTTATATAATAAATATTCAATTTTTATTCATGATTTGTTTAAGATATTCAACAACATCTAAATTACCATTACGAGATGCATAGCGAAGTGCTCGATCATTCTCGGCATGAATATCCGCTCCATGGGATATAAGACATTTAACAACTTCTAAATGACCATATTGAGATGCTACATTAAGCGCTTGATCATTCTGAGCATGAATATCTGCATTATGAGATATAAGATATTCAACAACAGCTAAATGGCAATTACTAGATGCCCCTACAAGTGATGTATAATAATTATTAGCCCCGTGATTAATAAGATATTCAACGACAGCTAAATGGCCATTCTCAGATGCATATCTAAGCGGAGAATTATTATTAGCATTAATATCGGCTCCATGTTTTATTAGTAATTCAACAACAGCTAAATGACCATTATAAGATGCATTTTGAATTGGTCGATCGGTATTAACATGAATATTTGCTCCATACTTAATGAGAATTTCAATAACAGCTAAATTACCATTATATGAAGCATTTGTAAGTGCGTGATCATTCTGACCATGAATATCTCCATCATTTTTTATTATAATATCGATAATTTTGTTTATATTCTCTATATTCTCTATTAATATAACATTTTTATTATTTAATATTTGATTTTTTCTTTTTATTATATTAGAAATTGGAATATTAATATCGTTAATAATTTGATTGAAATTATCGATATGACTAATATCTACATAAATAGTATCTATTATATCTCCGCACTGCTTTATAATTGATGATGAGTCGTTGACAATTTCAATTATACAATTTAATCCTGTAATTTTATTAGTCAATTTATCTCTAAGATTACCCATTTGTTGTAATATTCGTTTTTTCCAAGATCCCATTGTATATATAGGATGTGGTTTATCACATAAGGTATCACAGTGTTTACAATACATTCGATCACATTCACATATTACAGCATATTCCTCATTATGAATACTACATGTATTTGTTGTTATTAACATACGTCCATGGTCGAAATTACATATTATATCGTTAATACAACTTTCACATACATTGTGTGAACATAGCACATTATTTAATGTACATTTATCCATTCCTACAGATATATTATTATATAATTTATATAATAAATATTCAATTTTAATGTTTTGTTAGACAATAGATGGCAAAATCTAAATCTTGTTTATTTTTAATAAGTGTATAAGCATCGATTAATTTACTAGATAAAGTAGCATATAACGCTTCATCGTTATTACTTACCATCATTCTATAATAATACGCGATAAGTTCTTTAGTATACACTTTCTTAACAAATTCAGTAACTATCATATTATCATAAGTCTTCAACATATCAAGCAGCTCATCTAAAATATTTGTACCATTAATTTTTTTACTAGCCTGCAAAATATCCCATTGCATTGCTGAATTATCAGTAGGACGTGGTTTTCTATTATTTAACTGTTTGATGTATTGAATGAAATCAGATGCATTTTCTAAACGAAGAATATCCATAGTGTAATTATTTTATTTTAAATAATTATTAAATAATTCAATTAAGAATTGAATTATGAACCTATTGGTGAAACCCAATTACGGTTCTGGTGTTGGTATATTTTCGCATGATGGAGGTTCAGTCTCTAATGGAGTATGTGTTGGTACATCTGGATTCTTGAGATATAATAATAAAATTAATACAGCTAATAATATAAGAATAACAACAACTATAGCTATCATTGCTTTTTTTTTAGATGGTTCAGGTTTAACAAATCCAACATTTTTTTGCCACCAAGAAATCTGTTCAGCTGTAAGGGGCTGTTGCCCTGTTTTAACTGTCTGTATAGGTTGTTGCATAGGTTGAGTTGGTTGAATTGATTGTATAGGTTGTTGCATAGGTTGAGTTGGTTGCATACTCTGTATAGGTTGTTGAGTTGGTTGAGTTGGTTGCATACTCTGTATAGGTTGTTGAGTTGGTTGAGTTGGTTGTATAGGTTGTTGAGTTGGTTGAGTTGGTTGTATAGGTTGTTTAAAAAATTGAGTATTATTTTGAATAGGCTTTAATTCAATAGGTTGAGACATTTTTGTTTAAATAAAATAAATATTTTAAATTTAAAATGGCTTCTGCAATAGCTGAAAATATAGTTAATTCGCATACACAGGTAGTGCAAAGTATATTGAACAGTACAACGCAGAGCTGTATTGGTAATTGTAATGCGTTAATAGAAAATGATTTTTATTTTTGTGATAATACATTCAATGGTCCAGTTGAAATTGGAGGAAGCAGTCAACAACAATGTCTAATTGATACGAATTGTGTTCAAGATTCGAGTACAAATAATTGTGTATCAGGTATCTTATCTCAATCAGTTGTCCAAACGGCAAAGGCTCTTCAACAATCTGTTCTATTTTCAAGAAATGAAATACAGAGTTCTAATATCACTTATTTATTAACTCAATATACCCAAGCTATTTATAATTCATTTAGTCAGTCATGTTTAGCATCAGCTCAAAATCAGATAACAAATAATGTTTGTTTAGTACACAATACATTTGCTGAAAATCTATCTATCAATTTCGATAATACACAAACTATTAACATTGCTATTCAATGTACACAAGAAAGTGAGGCCGTATCTACAGCAAAAGCAAGTTTACAAAATTATATTACTCAAGTAGCTGAATCTGAACAAGCTGGTATATTAACCCCCGCTGTAGTTATAGCTATAATTATATGCGCCACTGTAGTAATATCATTTTTAGGAAAAACATCAGCATTCAAATTAATATTAATATTCTTAGCATTATTATTCGGAGTTGGTGTATACTTTTTAGTAGCATGGTTAATTAAGATTCCGCCATTCGCTCCAGAAGTGGAATGCTATGTAGATCCTCAATTTTTAGAAGATAGAGATACATCTAAATGTAAAATAATTCGTGAAGTAGAAAGTGAAGATTATACAAGATATCCTCCAACAACAGAGGAACCTACAACATTGCTACTAACAGAAGAAATACAACCTTGCGATCCTCAATATAATAAATATTCATATCCTATAGGATCATTAAGATACACTGGAACAATTACAAATGAATGTAATTGTGGAGAAAATGGTGCATATAAAACAGGCGCTACACATTTGAATCCTCAAACAGGATTAGTTGAACCTACATTAGCATGCAGAGAAACAGTCAGTGTAAATCAAACAACAGGAGCACCTGAGAACACTAACAATTCATATATAAACTGCGCCCAAGTTGGATTAGGTTATATAACTGGAGGATATGGATGTACTTGCCGTCCAGGCCAGAAAATTGGCGATCTAGTTAAATATTCAAATACTAACGATAAATGTGTAGAATGCCCCTACGGCTTAGAGAACGATAATTTAACATGTAAACAACCACCTCCATCAACATCTATTGCATCAGAACCCGCATGTGAAGCATGTTCAGAAGTATTCGATTGATATATAATAATAATTGAATATTTAATTAAATAAATATAAATATTTAATTAAATTATGGATTCCAACAACGATCTTTTGAGCACTCTGACTACTCTTTCGAAATATATTAATCTTCGTCAGAACAACGATGAGACTTTCACCAAATTAGCGAAAGATGGTCATGTGGATTTAGTCGAAGCTTTTATCAAATTAGGAGCCGATATTCATGCTAAGAATGATTTATCACTTATAAATGCATCTACTAATAACCATTTAGCTGTTGTTGAATGTCTTATTAAGAATGGTGCAGCCGAAGTGCTGGCGCCTTCTTGGCGATGCAGATGTTCATGCTTCTCATGATTGTGCACTTCGATGGGCTGCTTCAAATGGCCATTTAGCTGTTGTTGAATATCTTATAAAGAACGGAGCCGATGTTCATGCTGGTCTGGCTGCGCCAAGACCCGACGAAGTCGGTAATGATGATGCAGCTTTTCGTTGGTCATCACCTAATGGTCATTTAGCAGTTGTTGAATGTCTTATATCCCATGGAGCCAATGTGCATGCTGACGTTGATTCAGCATTTCGCGTTGCATCATTTAATGGTCATTTAGCTGTTATTGAATGTCTTATATCACACGGTGCTGATGTTCATGCTCTTGATGATTATTCACTTAGATATGCATCTGAAAATGGCCATTTAGCTGTTGTTGAATTTCTACTCAAACATGGAGCAAATGTTCATGCCGAGAATGATCAAGCACTTCGAGCAGCATCCGAAAATTATCATTTAGCTGTTGTAGAGTTACTTAACAATCATATAAAAAATGAAAAAATTGAAGAACTTCAAAAACAACTTATTAATATTCAAAATAAGCTCAATGAATTAATGAATACTCAATAAACATTTAATAATTATAAAAATAATTATTAATTAACAGAATCTAATATATTGTATAATTATATATTACTATGTCGTTTGAGACATTCAACAACAGCTAAATGTCCATTGGCAGATGCCCAGCGAAGTGCATAATCATCTCGAGCATGAACATCGGCTCCGTTCTTTATAAGATATTCAACAATATATAATTTACCATAAGCAGATGCGTGTCTAAGTGCTAAATCATTACGAGCGTGTATATTGGCACCATGTTTAATCACAGGTAAATATGATTTACGAGATGCTTCTACTAATGCCTCGTCATCCTCAGCATGAATATCTGCATCGCCAAGAAGGCGCCAGCACTTCGGCTGCTCCGTTCTTAATTAAACATTTAATAATATCTAAATGATACTTTTCTGATGATAAGCGAAGTGCCCAATCATTATTGGCGTGAATATCTACTCCATGTTTAATAAGACATTCAACAATAGCTAAATGACCATTCTCAGATGCCAAGCTAAGTGCTCGATCATTATAACCATGAACATTAGCTCCATGTGATAGAAGATATTCAACAACTGGTAAATGGCAATGTTGAGATGCCAGTCTAAGTGCATGATCATCCTGAGCATGAATATCGGCTCCATGTGCAATAAGATATTTGACAACATCTAAATGGCCATAAAAAGCCGCATTACGAAGTAAAAAATCGTTCCCAGTATGAATATCTGCACCATGATCTATAAGATATTCAACAACATCTAAATGATAGTTAATAGATGCCCATATAACTGCATAATTATTATAAGCTTGAACATCTGCTCCATATTTTATAAGTATTTTAACTATATCTAAATATCCATTCTCAGATGCATTTTGGAATGCTTTATCTATTCCATCCTTAATAATAATATCGACGATTTCAGAATGTGTGTGTATAGAAACAACTGTAATATTATTTAATATTTTATTCTTTCTTTTTATGCTATGAGAAATTGGAAATGTATTAATAAATTGGTTAAAATTGTCAACATGACTAATATCAACAAAAATAGTATCGACTATATCTTCAATTTGTTTTATAATTGGTTCAATATTAGAATCATTATTAATAATCTCCGTAATACAATTTAATTCTTTAATTCTATTATTTAATTTAGATTTGTAGTTATCCATTTCTAATAATGCTTGTTTTTTCCATTCTTCAACTGTGTCCCTAATATGTGATTCACTACATACAATATCACATTTATCACAGCATATACGATTGCATTGACATATAGTGATATTTTCATTATGTTCCGAACACATCATCTCTACATCCATTCTAGGTATTATATAATTATTAAATTTAATTATATATTATTCAGTTTTTATTACAAATCAGATAATTCTGATTCCGTTACATCAATATCATATTGACCCAAATATTTTCCAGATTCTGTAATAAAATATTCTTTATTTAATTTCTTATTACCACATGTATCAATGAGATACATCATTGTATGTGCAGCATCTTCTTTAGTAAGTCCTAGAATAGTCACTTTACATGATGAAGTAGAATGTACAAATGCATTCAAATTATATTTAACATTTAATTCTTGTATATGATTTTTAAGCACTGTTAATGCTTCTTCAGTTATCACTCTATCAAACTTAACAATTGAACAATATTTTTCAGACATTATTAATATATAATTTACGTATGTATATATTAAATATTCAATTATAATAAGTGTTAGTATACACGGCTCCATGCTCAATAAGATATTTAACAACATTTAAATGACCGTTAGCAGATGCTTCTCTAAGTGCTCCATTATTATCGGCATTAATATTAGCATCTGCGATGCTTGTCTTCGCAAGGCGCCAGCACTTCGGCTGCCCCATGTGATAGAAGATATTTAACAACATCTAATTTACCATATTGAGAAGCATATGTAAGAGCATAATCATCATTCGCATGAATATTTGCCCCTGTTCAATAAGATATTTAACAATATCTAAATGACCATTACGAGATGCATCACAAAGTGCGTCATCATTGTTGGCATGTATATTGGCTGCATATTTTATAAGTATTTTAACTATATCTAAATATCCATTACCTGATGCATCAATAAGTGCAGAATCGTTACTAGCATGAATATCTGCTCCATGTGATAGAAGACATTTAACAACATCTATTTTACCATTACAAGATGCTAAAGAAAGCGCATAATCGTTATCGGCATGAATATCAGCTCCATATTTAATAAGACATTCAACAATATCTAGATAGCCTTCATAAGATGAATGCTGAAGTACATATTCACCATTTGCATGAATATCAGCTCCATTATTAAGAATGATTTTAATCACTCCCTTAATGTCAATCATTTTTATTTCATTCGGAATATCTACCAATACATTAATTTTAGTATTTAATATTATATTTTTTCTCTTAATTAGATTAGAAATTGGCATATCATTAATAAATTTTTTAAAATTATCGATATGACTAATATTAACAAAAATCGTATCTATTATATCCTCGATTTGTTTTATAACTGGTTCAAATTCTTTATAGTTATTAACAATCTCAAGTATACAATTTAATCCTTTAATTTTATTATTTAATTCATCTTCAAATTTTTGCATATCTATTAATGTTTGTGTCTTCCAAATATCCTTATCAGGTATTGAGTCATCGCATATTTCATTAACCATTCTATTATATTCTACTATAGAGCAGACAATCTTGCAGATTATTTATTACAATTAATAAATAATATTAAATTCAATTTTAATTCACTGTAGATAATATTAAACAACATCTAAATGCTTCACAATTATTTGTGTTAGCATTAGCCCCGTGTTCAATTAGATATTTAACAACTGCTAAATGACCATTATATGACGCCCAATAAAGTGCTTGATCGTTATTGGCGTGGATATCGGCATCGCCAAGATGGCGCCAGCACTTCGGCTGCACCATATTTAGCGAGACATTCAACAACATCTAAATGAGCATTCATAGATGCGCAACGAAACGCATAATTATTATTAGCATTAATATCGGCATCACCAAGAAGAACGTCAATATACGTGATTAAATAATTACCTGAAGCTTTCAATAATTGATCTATAATATCAGGAATAACAAATTCATTATTTAATATTATATTCTTTCTTTTTATTAGATTAGAAATTGGCATATCATTAATAAGTATATATAATACCTGCATATGAATTACTATAGATTATTTATTATAATTAATAAATATCATCATTATTACATTTTCATCAAATCAATGATTTGATTTTGAATATCAATAAGTTGTTTTTGAAGTTCTTCAATTTTCTTTGATTTGAGTTCTTTTTTCTCATTGTTAATATGATTATTAAGATATTCAACAACATCTTTATGACCATTATGAAGTGCATAATCATTATGAACATGAATATCAGCTCCATGTTCAATAAGATATTTAACAACTTCTAAATGACCATTGTAAGATGCCCAACAAAGTGCACAATCGTCCTTAGCATGAACATCTGCTCCGTTCTCAATAAGATATTTAACAACATCTAAATGGCCATTATGAGATGCCCACCGAAGTGCATAATCTTCACGTTCATGAATACGAGCGCCATATTTAATTAGACACTCAACAACAGCTAAATGACCATTCTCAGATGCGCAATCGAGCGATTCGTCTTCATTTGCATGAATATCTGCTCCATGATTGATAAGTAGTTTAACAACATCTAAATGACCATTCTCAGTTGCATAACGGAGCGCATATTCATTATCAGCATGGACATCTGCTCCATTCTTAATAAGACATTTAACAACATCTAAATGGCCATTATGAGATGCCCACCGAAGTGCTCCATCGTTACCAGCATGAATATCGGCTCCATTTTTAATAAGACATTCAACAACTTTTAAATGACCATTCTCAGATGCATAACGAAGTGCATGATCATTATGTACATGAATATCTGCACCATATGATAGTAGACATTCAACAATATCTAAATGCCCATTACAAGATGCATTGCGAAGTGCATATTCTCCATTAGTATGAACATCAGCTCCTAACTTAATAAAAGCTTCTACTAATTCCCCATGACCATCTTTAGCTAATTTAATAAAAAGCTCATTATCATTATACTGAATATTAGTATATTTCGAAAGAATTGTTAAATTATTAGAAAGATAGTTGTTGGAAGCCATTATTGATTGATATAGTTAAATAATTACATTTAATTAAATATTCAATTATACATAATAATTAAAAAATAATTATTATTGAATGGGATTATTACATTTTCATCAAATCATTGATTTGATTTTGAATATCAATAAGTTGTTTTTGAAGTTCTTCAATTTTCTTTGATTTGAGTTCTTTTTTCTCATTGTTAATATGATTATTAAGATATTCAACAACATCTTTATGACCGTTTTGAGATGCATGACGAGATGCTTCATCATTCATAGCATGAACACCTGCCCCATGTTCAATAAGATATTTAACAACATCTAAACGACCGTGATAAGATGCATATCGAAGTGCGTAATCGTTCTGAGCATGAACATCTGCCTCATGTGATAGAAGATATTCAATAACCGCAAAATGACCATTGGCAGATGCCCAACGAAATGCATAATCATTACGAGCATGTACATCTACATAACCATGTGATACAAGACATTTAACTACATCAAAATGGCCATTCTCAGATGCCCAGCGAAATGCATAGTCATCAACTGCGTTAATATTTGCCCCATTCTTAATAAGATATTCAACAATATCCAAATGACCATTCTCAGATGCATAACGAAGCGCATAATCCCTATCAGCATGAATATCTGCTCCATATGATAGGAGACATTTAACAACAGCTAAATGACCATTACAAGATGCATTGCAAAGTGCATATTCTCCATTAGTATGAACATCAGCTCCTAATTTGATGAAAGCTTCCACTAATTCCGCATGACCATCTTTCGCTAATTTAATAAAAAGTTCGTCATCATTCTCACGAAGATTGATATATTTCGAAAGAATAGTCAGAGTATTAACAAGATCGTTGTTGGAAGCCATTATTGATTGATGTAGTTAAATAATTACATTTATTTAATTAAATATTCAATTATACATAATAATTATTTTTAATTATTATTAAATGGTTTATTACATTTTCATCAAATCATTGATTTGATTTTGAATATCAATAAGTTGTTTTTGAAGTTCTTCAATTTTCTTTGATTTGAGTTCTTTTTTCTCATTGTTAATATGATTATTAATACATTCAACTACATCCTTATTACCATTACGAGATGCATGACGAGATGCTTCATCATTCATAGCATGAATGTCAGCCCCATGTTCAATAAGATATTTAACAACCGCCAAATGACCATTGGCAGATGCCCAGCGAAATGCATAATCATTCATAGCATGAACATCTGCACCGTGTGATATAAGACATTCGACAACAGATAAATGACCATTACGAGATGCCCAGCGAAGGGCATAATCATTATCCACATGATTATTGTCTCCATTCTTAATAAGATATTCAACAACAGTTAAATGACCGCTCCGAGCTGCCCAGCGAAGTGCATAATCATTCTTAGCATGAACATCGGCACCGTGTGATATAAGACATTCTACAACGGCTAAATGACCATTCTCAGATGCCCAGCGAAGTGCATAATCATTCTTAGCATGAACATCGGCACCGTGTGATATAAGACATTCAACAACATCTAAATTACCTTTTTCAGATGCACGACGAAGTGCATAATCATCAGCGGAATGAACATCAACTCCTAATTTGATAAAAGCTTCAATTAGTTCCACATTATCATCTTTCGCAATTTTAATAAAAAGTTCATCATTATTCTCGCGAAGATTAATATATTTCGAAAGACTAGTCAGAATATTCATGGCTATTATATAGTTAAATATCTATATTTATTTAATTAAATAATCAATTATCATTATTAGAAACAAAATATAATAAATACAATCATCAATAGAAATATAACAATTATACTAACTCCATACGTATATTTATCTTCAACTGTATATGTATTAATAATATCGCTAACAGTTTCTGATGGACCAGTGGGAGACGGATTAGGAGGAAGAGGCGTATCCGAAAAATTACAAGATATCGTATTTTCATAGCCTTCCTCAAATTTAAACTCAATTTCTCCATCTACATATAAGTTATATATTTTAGCACATGTTTCAGCGCAAGTTTCTGTAGATACTCTAGCTTCATCTCTAAATGTAGTTAAATTAAGACTATTTTGACATGGGGCATACCAACAATAATCAGGACTATTCACTTTAACAGCTTGATAATTCTCATCTGACGATCTAGTTAAACATTCACATTCTTTCGCTGTTGGATTTTTGAAACAATACCCCTCTTTCACACTATCTATTATAGATTGAGTTGTCACATCACCATTCAAATAAGCATTTTCCGACCATAATTGACATATCAAGGCTTCAGGTTCAGTCGATAAAAATCGAGAACATTCCTTCTCTCCATTAATACATTCATATACAGGATTGGGAGTATTAGTATTAGATATATAAAATGTACATCCTTTCAATGTAGGAAAAATAACATCAATTGTTATTGGAACAGGTGCATCGTTAATTAATAACGAACCAACTATAACATTCGACCAATTAGAAATATCATCAGTATCACCAACAAATGCTAAATAAATAGTACTCAAAGATGGATAAGGTTCAATTAATTTATACGTTCCTGTTATCTGCGTATATTCACCAGACGTATCCTCAGCAATAGAATAATTTTCAGTTATATTTTCTAATTTACTATCATATATAATCGGATGATCGAATACAAGATTAGATATACTAACAGGATAATCAAACGCAAACGAGAAATTCTTAACACTTTCTAAATAATTAACAGCTTCAACTTGATCATTAGGAACTACATACTTTTTTCCACATACTGTAGGTAATAATAAATTATTATAAAGATACGAAGCTTCAACACAACTATAAGGATTATTCGTACAATCAGCTTGAAATGCACTAAATTCAGTCAAATATAAATGCGTATCTACTGAATTAGTTATTTTATCTAAATCATAAGTACATGTAAATATTCCCGTTCCTGAAACAGCATCTGACAATTCTCGATTATTAACATAATCATATACACCATCTCGACCCATAGTAGCTCCCCCACACATCCCAGTAGAATTAACGACATTATATGCATTCCATTGAAACCAATATCCAACATTCGAAAATCCCTGTACTGTATATGTAGAATCTTTTGCTAGAAATACTTTCCTCAAATCTTCATTAGGAAGTGCAAAAAATACACTATAATCAAATCCATTAATCAATCTAGAAATACGAGATGGATCACAACCTACAGAAGGTTCCTGACATACCGGATCTATAGTAGTAGGACATTCACCTATACACGAATAATCATATGGAAGTAAAAAATCACCAGCATCTATATTTAACGAAAACGTTTCCATATTTTATATAATTTATATAAAATATTATGAATATATCAGCTCTTATCTTAAATACCGAATTTCCAAATAAAGTCATCCAAAATCAATACGATAACGATATCAGGATAATGCCATGCAAAGATAAACCATTCATCTACGAACACGGAAATCTTGAAGCATTCACCGCTAATTATAGCGACAGACTTTACAGTAATACTATATGTGCAGATTTTAATAATGAAATTTGTCCAATTATCAATACACTCAACGGAAATCCATTTCCTTCATATAAACCAATAGGGCAATATCTTCCTCCAATTAGAGGAGATAATATAGATATCCCACCATATATAGACAATTGGTTAACTCCAAGACTCAACGAATTAAAACAGTATCCTGTAACATGCTCATACCCCTTATCATCTTTTGCAGACGTCAACAACGTCCAAACATTCTACCAATCTTTCTTAACAGATAAAAACGCTTCAACTAACAACTACAATTTCAATGTTTACAACGAATATATCATGCCTTACTTTTGCTCGTTCGAGTCAAATGAGTGCCCAGTTGATCCGTTCAAGACTGACGGATCAGTTCTATCATCATGTAGTAACTTCATATCTACTAGCACTGGAGGAACATTCTGCAGAGTTTGGAGTGCATCTAATGAAGATCTCGCAGATCAAGTAAAACAAGCATATTGTGCGCAACGTCTCACAGCGAATGAGTGTCTCTGCATTAATAAGCTTTACGATCCTAATTATTACATTTTAAAACAAGATATAATGGCTCCAGACTTCTGTTGGTATTCCCCTTGTTCGAACTCCTCGCAGTACTTAGTGCCAAAATATGAACAGAAGGTTGATAGCTGCCCTGATGTGTGCGGGATTATTCTCAACACTTATAATTATAATGATTCTTCTGTAATTATCGACCTATCTAATGCAAATATCAGTATAGACTGTAGTCGTTCTGTTGATAGTGCTACATTGAACCCAGACAACCCTTCGCTTAAATCAAAATCAATAGAATCTTCTGTATCACTAATAAAAAGTTTAGTAACAAATGTTAATACAATGTCATCTACTTCTATAGGAGCTATAATAGTTATTGCTATTTTGGCGGTATTCATAATAACATTTATTAGTATTGGAATTTTTTCGATAGTAAGAACCCATAATATTTCATAAATTTTATGTTTAGGTGCGATATCATCTTTTTGTTTCCATTGTTTAATTAATTCGTGATATTTATTAGTGAATACGTCCATTTTTTACATTAAATTAATAATGTAAAATATTAAATTATTCAATTGACATTTAACTCTTTTTTATTCTTGTTATTTCTTACTACTAATATAATAACTATAATAACAAATAAAACAACAAATATGATTATAGCGATGATTATATATGTTGTAGTATCGTCATTAGTATTATTAGCTTTATCTAATTGGAGAGCTCTATATACTGCTTTATTATTTTCAGTGTCATTACATTTTATATAGATGTTTTCAGGCGGTATAATAGTTACATTGTCATTAGCATTTGTAACATAAATTCCGCACTTATCTTCACATTCTCCATTTACTTGGAAAGGATCAGATAGATAGAACGAAGGGTTGGCGCACGGGATAAACCAGCAGTGTGTTTGGTCATCTGATACACAGTCGCCACCTGACGGGCATGTTATATTGCCATCCAATGAAGTTTGGCAGTCTCCACCAACAGGACATTTTACGGCTTTATACAATGGGATGTAGCTCTTATTGATACAGTCGCACTCTTGTGGTCCAGTGTATACATTTGTGATTGGATCGATATATTTATTAATATCACAGTATTTTTTTTTTACTTCATACGACTCCGATGGGTTTTCTGCAGACCATACTTGGCATTCTGGATTTATAGTATTTAGGAATGATGAGCACGAGTTCATAGGGCCTGTGTTGCCTTTTATATACTCGTTTGGATTAGGCGGACATTCTGAACTGCTTAAGGATTGTAAGCAGTATGTTGGGTATACAACAGTGTTCAATATATTGAGTGCTTGTTCGTAATTGTTACTCCTATTAAATAAAAAAGTATTTTTATAATTAACTATATCATCCGCTGACATGTTTTGGAGTGTTTCTTTAGTATATGAACATTCATAGTAATCGTAATCAATGACGCTAAAAGAATTCCTGAGAATTCCTTTTTGATTGATAGCTAAAGATTCTCCCGAGCTAAATTCTGGACATGTTGTATATCCATAAATCGACGGAATATTCTTATAAGATACTGTGTATACATCCTCCATTTTTAATTATTAATTAAAAATAATTAATAATTCTCAAATAAAATGAATAACGGATGGGTTATTGGAATAAGCGTAATACTCTTAGTGTTAATTATTATTGTTGTTATTGTTATTATAAGTGTATATAGTGATAATCCTGATAATAATGATAATAACATTAACACAAAGAGTATCACCAAAAAGACCAATAATATCAAGAACACAACGAGAGCTATTTCATTTCTACCGATATTTCCGAGAAATACATTATTTACGTTGGCGATAAAAGCGACGGATAGTGATTTATATAGTACTGTGTATTGTACATCTAATTTGAATAATTATTATTTACAGTATGATGTAAATACACCGTATTATGATAATAATAAATTTTATTATGATGATTCTAATATTCTTACGTATGATGGAAAAAAAATAGGAATTCAAGGAGGTACGAATATAGTGTGTATTCAAGATGGTACTCCACAAAATATTATATTTAATAGTGAAGGTCAAATGATAATAGGGGATATTATTGTAAAAAGTAGGTATTTGAGTGGTATAACGAGATGTTTCACTACTATTAATGGTGATCAAGATGCGTATTTTGGTGTAAAACAGATAGTTGTAACTGACTATGATTATTTTGTAGATACTACAAGTATTTCATGGACTCAGAATGTTGGTATATTCACTACATATTATTATTATCAACATAGTGATGGAACTATTGAACGATTGATAACTAATGAAGGATCAGGAGTTGATAAACTAATAGAGTTTAATGTACCTATAACAATGGCATGTTTCGTTATTGATTCGTATAATAGTCCTCAAGGTATTGAATTAGATATACGTAATTTGACTATTAATGATGTATTGTTATCATCAGATAATTCTCTTACAGTAAGGTATCCTAATGAAATTTATACAGTTTATTTTGTATTTAAACAGTTCGGTGAATTGTCGTCTTTCTTAGTTAAAAGTGCTTATACAAATTTACAAAGTAATTATTATTCAACATTACAAGATGCATATGCTAATATTACTAATGAAACTCAAGGGATAACTATGTTTTATTCATCTGCTACATCTAGTGAGGAATTCCGGTTTTATTTAGGTACTTCATCATCTGTATTGGAAGATAAAGAAAGTATGGTTATAAATAATAAACAATTTAATTATGTTGTATCATTCCCATTGATTGAACCACAACCTCCACCTGAAGAGTATCAATCTGTTCCACTTAATCAACTATTTACTATGTATGCAAAAGTAGGTGATAATTATTATACTGTATTTGCAACAAGTTCATTGGATGAACCTGATAATTATTATTTATTTTATGATGTTGTATTACCTACATTTATATCTAACAAATTCTATTGGGATGGAACTTACTTATATTATAATGATAATAAAATAGGATTAGATACAAATGGAATTTATGGACAATTATTGTATCCCTCATCAACTTCATCGAGTATTGTATTTTCGTTAAATAATGAAATGATTATTGATAGTATAGATACTGTATTTTCGTCGAGAGCATTTCCTGTAGGTGATGAAAATGTATATAGTTTCTGGGTTAATAATAGTAATTCAGAGAATATCCCTGTTACATTCTATGCTACTGTATCTGAAGCTCCTCCTCCACCAGTATATACATGTAGTAATACAGATATAGCAAGTAATGATATATCTTATTTGAATGTGTTTATGTATCAACCGAATATCCTACAAAAAGAAGTATTTGAATGTAATTCATCAAATCCTATTAGTTTTCCTATTGTTGATAATTATATTAAATTATTACCTTCTGTATCTTCAGAAAATGAGAATAAATATGAATTTGTATTACATAATACGTTAGATATTAACGAATCGTCGAATATGTTTATTGATAATGAGAATAATTTGAGAATTGTTAATAATGATACGGGTGATATATTGTATGTGTTCCCGAATAGTAAGACTCCAACTCGAAATACATTATTAGTAGCGTCATTAACTGCTCCTAATTATGATATAACCAAATTTTATTGGGATAATGTGAGTTTAACTCTTAAAAATTTGTGCTTTAATACCTATGTACAGTACGGAAATGGTACACCCCAAAATTATGATTTTTATAATTATTTTTTGGGGTTGAATAAAATATCATATCCGGCCGTGGTCGTCTTTAGTAATAGGTTAATATTACAATAAATGAATTAAATAAATAATAGTTTTATTTATTTATATTAAGATTTTTTATTCTGTTTCAATATCTACAAATTCGAAATTATCGTCGATAAGATCAGGAATTTCATAATCATCTTCATCATTGGAAGATATAAGATCAGGAATTTCTTCATCATTATTAGTATCTGGAATGTTTGAATTAGTATTCACCCTATTTCCAGAATTCATGAATGAATTTAGAGCTTCTTGTGTAAGCACTGGAGTGGCTTCAATAATTGGTGTGGTATCTTGTGTAAGCACTGGAGTGGCTTCTTGTGTAAGCACTGGAGTGACTTCTTGTGTAAGCACTGGAGTGACTTCTTGTGTAAGCACTGGAGTGGCTTCTTGTGTAAGCACTGGAGTGGTATCTTCTTTCATTAATTCATTAAGCTTATTTTGAACAACGAGAATCATCGCTTGAAGTTCTTCAATTTCTTTCGATTGTTTCTTTTTATTTTCAATATAATCTTCTAAATATCTGACAACATGAGTATGTCCATTTTTCTTTGCAGTTACAAGTGCGTCATCATTACTGGCGTGAATATCGGCTCCATGTTTAATTAGTAATTCAACAACTGTTAAATGACCATTCTCAGATGCAATACGAAGTGCTAAATCCTTACTAGTATGGATATTTGCTCCATGTTTAATTAGTAATTCAACAATAGTTAAATGACCGTTCATAGCTGCAGAAAATAATGCAGAATCGTTATAGGTATTAATATGTGCACCATGCTTAATTAATAATTCAACAATATCTAAATGGCCATCACGAGATGCACCGCGAAGTGCTTGATCATCGTAAGAATGAATATTTGCTCCATTCTTAATTAGTAATTCAACAACTTCTAGATGACCATAACTAACTGCCAAGCGAAATACCATATCATCGTGAGAATGAATATTGGCTCCATGTGATATTAGGAATTCAACAACATCTTTATTTCCTTTCTTAGACATTTTAAAGAAGAGTTCCTCCTTATCAACATTGTCCAAAATAACTTTTATGATATTTGTTGTATCCATTGTGGTTGGTTAATAATATTAATATGTTAATATTATTTAATTAAAAATTCAATTATTGTTGAGTTAATTCATTTAGCTTAGTTTGAACAACAAGAAGCATCGCTTGAAGTTCTTCGATTTCTTTCGATCGTTTCTTTTTATTTTCAATATAATCTTCTAAATATTTGACAATAGCTGTATGACCATTTGATTTTGCATTTTCAAGAGGTCTTTCGTTATTAGTATGAATATTGGCACCATGCTTAATTAGTAATTCAACAACTGCTAAATGCCCATTAAGGCATGTCCATTGAATTGCCGCATCATTTATAGAGTGAATATCGGCACCATGATTAATTAGTAATTCAACAACTGCTAAATGACCATTCATAGATGCCCAGCGGAATGCTTGGTAATTTTGTGCATGAATATCGGCTCCATTCGTAATAAGATATTCGACAACACTTAAATTACCATTTATGGCTGCATTACAGAGTGCTATGTCATTATCGGCATGAACATCTGCTCCATGTGATATTAGGAATTCTACAACAGCTAAGTTATCTTCCTTTGATAGTTTAATTAACAATTCATCTTTATTGATATTGCTCAAAATGACGTTTATGATATCTGGAGTTGTATCCATTGTAGTGGGTTAATAATATTAATATGTTAATATTATTTAATTAAAAATTCAATTATTGTTGAATTAATTCATTTAGCTTAGTTTGAACAACAAGAAGCATCGCTTGAAGTTCTTCAATCTCTTTCGATCGTTTCTTTTTATTTTCAATATAATCTTCTAAATATTTGACAATAGCTGTATGACCATTTTCGGATGCTTCTACAAGTGCATAATCATCAGCGGCATGAATATCAGCTCCATTCATAATAAAATATTCAACAACAGCTAAATGGCCATTTTTAGATGCCCATCTAAGCGCTTCATCATTATTCGTATGAATATTGGACCCGTGCGATATAAGACATTTAACAACATCTAAATGTCCATTGAGAGATGCAATTCGAAGTGCATAATCATCAGCAGAATTCACATTGGTTCCATTATTGATAAGACATTCAACAACATCTAAATGACCATAGTGAGATGCCCATTTAAGTGCGTCATCATTCTTGAAATGAATATCGGCTGCAACGCCAAGTTATGGCGTAGCCCTAACGGCTCCAATATTAATGAGGAATTCTACAATATCTTTACGACCTTCTTTAGATGCTTTAATTAAGTGTTCTTCTTTATTGACATAGTTAATAAAAACGTTCATTATATCTGTTGTATCCATTGTAGCGTTAATAATATTAATTAGTTAATATTATTTAATTAAAAATTCAGTTATTGTATTATTAAGATTTTTTATTTCCATTAGGGATTAGTACACTATTTGGAATTACTGTATTCGCAATCATATTAATTATTTCAATATCGGATTCTGTAAAATGTGGATTTGCATTGACTAGTTCTTGTACAATTACATTATTATTTGTTCTGTTTCCTGAACTAAAGAATGAATTTATAAGTATTTGTGTAACTCTTTGACGTGTGTCTGGTTCATTCATTATTATATATTATAAATAACAACTAAATAAATAAATAAATATTCAATTATAATCAAATAACTTTACCAACCGAATGATTTCTCAATATATGAACAATATTTGGATGCGCAGATGCCCATGTAATTGCATTATCGTTAATAGTTGACGAATTGTTAATGAGACATTTTATAATAGATAGATTTCCCTTTCTACATGCCCATTCAAGGGATGAATCGTTATCAGCATGAATATCAGCTCCATGTTTTATAAGACATTCAACAATAGCTAAATCGCCATTGTAAGATGCATTTCTAAGTGCTTGAGTATTGATCGTATTAATATCAGCTCCATGTTTTATAAGACATTCAACAACAGCTAAATGGTTATTACTTGATGCATCTCTCAACGCTATATCATTATATACATGAATATTAGCTCCACATTTAATAAGACATTCTACAATGCGTAAATGTCCATTTTTAGATGCTATACGAAGCGGTTGGTCCACGTTATCATGAACATTTGCCCCATGTGATATAAGACATTCAACAATATCTGATTGTCCATATTCAGATGCCAAACAAAGTGCTTGATTATTATTATAATGAATATTTGCCACAGATTTAACGAGATATTTCACAACGGCTAAATAACCATAGCGAGATGCAAAGCAAAGTGTGTAATTCGCAATATTATTTTTTGTTTCATATACCATTATACGATCTATAAAATCAATAATTTTACGATCGGTATTCAAGGACTTTATAATATTAAAGTCTTGAATGAGTACAATATTATCCAGTAGTTGTTTTTTTCTTTTTGCATTATGATAAATTTGATCATCATGTATAACAGAGATAAAATTGTTAATATGGCTAACATCGACTAAATATGTATCAATAATATCTTCGATTTGTTTGATAATAGATAATTTATCATTATTATTATTATTATAAGTTGTGATCATCTCGATAATACAATTTAATCCAATAATTTTATTGTTTAATTCAGATCTAATATTTTCCATTTGTGATAATGTATGTTTTTTCCATTTTTTAATAGTATATAATTTATGACATGGTCTACATTTATTACAATGCATAATACCACATTCACATACATATGTATATTCTTTATTATGTTTACTACATTTTTCAATATGCAGTGTATTATTATCATCAGGAGCTACTAATGGTAGCACATCCTCTTTAGTGAATGATGTGAGACACTGTTTATCACAATCATCATTAGGATAACAAAGACATATTCCATCATCTACTATATCATTCAAGCATATATTACATATTTTATGATAGCAAGGCAGAATATATTCTGCATCATTAGAGCATGCAAAACATTTGGGCATTCTGGTATCAAGACCCCAATAAAGTCGGTATAAATATTAATTAATTAATTTAATTAATAAATAAATATTCAATTTTTTTATAAAAAGGATGGTTCAAATTGAACGAATTAGGATAATATTAGAAGGTGTTGATAAACAGTTGCAAATTGGGCAAATTTGGGTGATTGATACAGATGATAAAAATATAGCTAATGAAGCTATATTAAGTCAAACATCCACACTATATAGTGCATATGTTGCAGTTAATGGAGTATTGAAAAATAATACATATTCATCGACAAATGTTCAAACTAATCCATCTTATCAAATGTTATTCGATCCTCCGCGATCGGTGAGGCAGGTATCGATTGCGAATAAAAGTAGTAATTATGATTTTTGTGTAGATGAAATATCATCATTGTGTAATTTGAATGGTGCTCAGATATATTTCTATGGTCCTAATGATGTATATTTGGATAAGTATTCTCAAACTATTAATTTAGGTCAATTTTATAAAACGTTTATAAATATTGTATTGGAAGAGAATACGCCTATATTTTATACAGTTAATCCTAATCCTCCATATTATAGACAGACGTGTGAGACGTATTATACTGATTCATTTTGTTTGAATGTTCCTCCAACTTCATCGACTTATAATATTGTTTATTTTTCTACGTATGATCCTTATTTATTGAGTTATTCGATACATTACGATGGTTCTGTATTTTATTGGGAATCGTCAGATATTGAAACCGGTAATGTAAATTTTAAAAATTATAAGATGTTTCCTAATTCGGTAGGATTTGATTATGGGTATGCGTGTAATCAACCTACACTTCAACTTATTCCTACATATTTATATGTTGATAATGATAATATATTGAGAGGAACGACAGATGTTAGGGAATCTGTTAAATTTGTATTCAAGAATAAAAAGATATATATAGCAGGTACAACGAAAGTTATAGCATCTCCTTCTTATAGTAAAAATCCTGTAAAAATAAGAGAAGAAACTTCTACAGATATTACAATCCCTGTATATAAAAATACATTATCATGACGACAACGACTACTAATCGATTTATATATAAAGCAGCTGATAGTCAAGAGTTTGTTTATAATACAAGTAGTAATGATTATTATATAGATTTAACAGTTGTTGTTGAAGCTGCATCTACACCTATGTGGGATCCTCCGGTGGGATATACAGTCAATGCTATGATTGATAATGTAAGTAATGATGCGTTAGGATTTGTTACTATTGGTAATAGTAGTTCAGCGTTAAATATAACTGTGGATTCGTATGGAAGACAAGCGGAGCGTATAGAGACTGGATGGCGTGTATTGAATATTCCCGAGAGAACTCTTACAATATTTAGTGAAGGTTCTGTTGTAATTAAAACTGGAGATAAACAGTATATGATTGGGAGTGGAACGTTCTCGTTTGAAGGTAGATCGTTTAATTTTAATAATACTTATGAAAATTCTATAATTAGTGTAGATTATACTGTTAATAATATTACGTTATATAAGCTGCAAGTAGATACTCCTTATCTTGATAATTTTTTATTAAATAATAATTCACAGTATAGAGTAGGATATGCATCGTTTGATAATGATAATTTTTTGGTTGATATGCAATATGATGCATGGGGCGGGTTTAATATATATGTAGATTATATTAACTTCAATAATGTATCTATTAGGAACATTAGTGAAAGTTTATTATCTTATTTAATAAGTAGGAATATAGCATTTTATGATTATAATACAATCCCTGCAAGATTTAGAGTAATAAGCGGATGGTCATATGAAATCATATAGATGATATCTATCGATTGCTCTATATTCCTTTATTAATTCAAATTGTTGGGTTGTTGGAGTGAAATAGATAGTAGTATCATTCTCTAATTTAACTGCCATTGCATGTTTCCTCATTTTTGGATAATCATTCAAAATATGTGTTATAAAATTCCATTCATCTAATGATATTGGTATAACATTAAGTTTTACCATACTAATTATAATTTTATTATTATAATTAATAAACATTCAATTTTTATTTATAGTTAGTTAAGTAATTAACAATATCTGAGTGACCATTACGAGACGCACAATGAAGTGCTTCATCATTCATAGCGCCATTCTTTACTAGAAGTTTAACAACATTTAAATTACCATTACGAGATGCTTCCCGAAGTGCTTCATACTTGTTCTGAATATTGGCTGCAACGCCAAGATTGGGCGTAGCACTATCGGCTCCATTCTTAATGAGACATTCAACAACATCTAGATTGCCTTCAAAAGATGCTGATATAATTGCTGAATCATTATTAACATCTATACCATATTTTATAAGACATTTAACAATACTCAATCGATTATTGAGAGATGCCGTGTGGAGTATACCAATACACGAGTTAATATCTGCATCATTCCGTAGAATCCTCCTTACATATTCAATTATTGCTCTGTTACCATCATTTACTATACAATTTCCGATATCTTGTGGAATAATATTAGTATTATATAATAAATGATTTTTCCTTTTTATTATGGACGAAATTGATAAATGATTTACAAGTTGGATAAAGTTATCTACATGGCTGATATCAATTAAAATAGTATCGATAATATCTTCAAATGTTTTGCTAACTGATTTTAATTCTTTGTAGTCTAAAATCATCTCAATAATACATTTTAATCCATTAATTTTATTATTTAATTTTAATTTATAAGTTTCCATTTCTATTAGTATTTGTTTTTTCCAATCAAGTATTGTCATAATAGATGGGGTATTATAGAAAATATCACATTTATCACAATATATGTTATTGGATATACCTACTTTGGTATATGGTTCATTATGTTCTTGACATACATCAACACATATAGTATCATTATTATTTGATATTAACATCACATCATCTTGTTTAAATTTAGTGAGACATTGTTTATCACATTCATCTGTGGGATAACAGAGACATATACCATCGGTTATGATATCATTTAGACAGATGCCGCATATCTTATGATAACAAGGTAGGATGTATTCGGCATTATTAGGACATGCAAAGCATTTATCCATTCTAGATTATTATATAAATTATATAATAATAATTCAATTTTTATTTAATACACTTACATCAGCGCCGTGTGATATAAGATATTTAATAACATCTTCATTACCTCGAACAGATGCATTTCTAAGTGCCTTGTCATTCTTAGCATGTATATTGGCGCCATGAGATATGAGGCATTTAACGATATCTAAATTACCGTTATTAGACGCCCAACGAAGTGCATAATCATTACCGGCATGAATATCAGCTCCACGATCAACAAGATATTTAACAACATCTAAATGGTCATTCTGACACGCCAATCGAAATGCATAATCATCCTTACTATGAATATCGGCTCCATGTTCGATAAGGTATTTAACTACTGCTAAGTGACCATTATAAGATGCCCAACAAAGCGCTTCATCATTATTAGCATGAACATCTGCCCCATATTTTAGAAGGCATTCGACAACATCTAAATGACATTTATAAGATGCTCTCACAAGCGCATAATCAGTATTGGCATGAACATCTGCCCCATATTTTAGAAGGCATTCGACGATATCTAAACGGTCATTATCAGATGCTGTACCAAGGATATAACCATTACTTTTCGCATTAATATCTGCTTCACGTTCCAGAATCATCTTTACATATTCCATTATAATAAAAAGATTTTCATCTTTATAAAAAGGAATTTCCTTTGGAATAACAGTAATATTAGTTAGTATGTAATTTTTCCTTTTTATTATATTAGAGATTGACAAGTTATCATCGTTGATGAGTTGGTTAAAAGTGTCAACATGGCTAATATCTACTAAAATTGTATCGATAATATCTTCAAACTGTTTAGATATAGATTGAAATTCATTATATGGACGAATAATCTCGATGATACATTTTAATCCGTTAATTTTAATATTTAATTTAGATTTAAAATTTTCCATATTTATTAAGGTCTTAGGTCTATAATCTTTTATATCTACAACACCGCATGAATTATTACATTTATCACAGAACATACATATGCAAGCTTCGCATATTTTTGTATACTCCTCATCATGAATAATACATATATTTTCCTCAGACAATGTATCATCATTATTATTTGATATTAATATCACATCATCTTGTTTGAATTTTGTGAGACATTGTTTATCACATTCATCTGTGGGATAACAGAGACATATACCATCGGTTATGATATCATTTAGACAGATGCCGCATATCTTATGATAACAAGGTAACATATATTCGGCATTATTGGGACATGCAAAGCATTTATCCATCTTGTGAGATATTATTATATAAATTATATAATAATAATTCAATTTTTATTTAATACACTTACATCAGCGCCGTGTGATATAAGATATTTAACAATATCTAAATGATAATATTTTGATGCTGTCATGAGTGCAGATTCGTTGTTAGCATGAATATCTACGCCATGAGATATAAGATATTCTACAATATCTAAATGACCATACATGGATGCTGAATGAAGTGCTTGCCCGTTATTAGCATGGATATCACCGACTTTGTCGGGTCTTGGCGTAGCCAGACCAGCTCCATGAGATATAAGATATTCAATGATATTTAATTTACCATTCATAGCTGCATAGCAGAGTGCTTCATTCCGAGCATGAATATCGGCTCCATATTTAATTAAAAGTTCAACAATGTCTAAATTACCACTATACGACGCATTTATAAATGCTTTATTATTATTAGCATTTGCTCCATATTTGATAAGACATTCAACAACATGTAAATTACCATTTTTGGATGCTGTTGTCAAAACATAATCATTATGAGTGTTAATATCGATTCCATTTTTTAGAATAATATTAACATATTCAAATATTTCCAGATTTTTATTTATTGACTTTATAATATTCTTTGGCATACTAATAGTACTAATTAGTAATTGTTCTTTTCTTTTTCTTATATTAGAAATAGATAGATTATCTATAAGTTGATTAAAATTCTCTATGTGACTAATTTTTATTAAAATTGTATCCACTATGTCGTAAAGCTGTTTAGTAATAGGATGTAACTCTTTATTTGGATGGATGATTTCAATAATACAATTTAATCCTTTGACTTTATTGTTCAATTTGAATTTATAATTTTCCATTATTTGTAATGTTTGTTTCTTCCAATCCATTATGGTATATATTCCTGATCGATCATATGTATGTACATTATTAAAATTATCACATTTATCACAATAAAAATTATCGCAACTACATATTTTAGTGTATTCTTCATTATGTTCTGGACATACATCAACACATATGGTATCATTATTATTTGATATTAACATCACATCATCTTGTTTAAATTTAGTGAGACATTGTTTATCACAATCATCTGTGGGATAACAGAGACATATACCATCGGTTATTATATCATTTAGACAGATGCCGCATATCTTATGATAACAAGGTAACATATATTCTGCATTATTAGGACATGCAAAGCATTTATCCATTCTAGATTATTATTATATAAATTATATAATAATAATTCAATTTTATTATATAGCATGAAAATCTGCGCCGTGTTTTATTAGAAGTTTAACTAGTTCTGAATGACCATTGCGAGATGCCCAATAAACTGCATAATCGTTCTGAGCATGAACATCTGCCCCATGCCTTATAAGACATTCGACAATAGCTATATGGCCATTAGCAGATGCATTTCGTAGTGCTTCCTCATTCTTAACATGGATATTTGCATTATGCTTGATAAGATATTCAACAACTGGTAAATGACCGTTGATAGATGACCAACGGATGCAAAATCCATCATAAACATTAACATCTGCTCCATGCTTCATTAGATATTCGACAATTGCTAAATGACCACGTTTGGATGCACTACAAAGTGCACCATCATTGTTGGCATGAATATCTGCTCCATGTGCTATAAGATATTCAACAACAACTAAATGACCATTCTCAGATGCATTGCGAAGTGCTATATCTTTATGAGCGTGAATATTGGCGCCATGAGATATGAGATATTCAACAACAATCATATTACCATATTCGGATGCATATGCTAGTGCCTGATCATAATATTGTTTTTCATTTTCAATAATGATATTGACATATTTAACGAACGTATATAACTTAATATCTACAATGCCAGATGTTAGAATACATGTATCATTTTTTCCATTTATTATATCTTCAATTTTTGTAGTAACATCATAATACTGAGTTGATTTTGGTTTTATATTAGAACGAATCGTATCTAGAATACATTTTAACATGTTTATTTTATGTGGATTCTCGATACATTCACCATGATTAACTATATTTGATTTAATCATTGATACAAGTGCATACCCATCATCCTTATCATCACAATGAGATATTAGTGTGTAGTCATCGTCGTCATCTATTAATGAGAAATATTTGTCCATTCTCAGTGTGTGTATTATTAATTATATATTAATAATAATTCAATTTTTAATTAAAAAACAAAAAACATCTTTTGTAGTAATAGCATCATTGATGGATATATGTAATTTGAGCGGGGGATCCTTTTCGAAACATTTTTTATATGCATTTTCTAATGAACAAGGTTTTGCTAGATTAAGATATAATTGAGTGATATACATACAATCGTGATTCCATAATTTTAATAATTGCGATGATATAGGGTTATAATTGTATCGACTCAGCATCACTGCATCGAATGCTCCATTATATGCTACAATTTCAGCTCGGTACTGATAAAGTAAATGTAGCCATTGAATAAAAAATAAATTAATAGATACCTGCTGACTCATATTAATAGAGCATGTATTTTGAGCCACAATAGTTCCATCTTGATCTGAAATCACATAAGCTATATCTTTCATAATTAATAATTCAGGAAGTACAACTGTATCAGATCGAGTTGTTCCAGTATCCACAAAACAGTAATATTTCTTAGTATTATCAATAGGAATTACTGATTTTGTTGGAAATAATAAATCTATTGGATTCTCGATTGTATAGTTGTATTTCTGCTCGAATGTTTGCAAAGGAAACGATGATAAAATAGTAGCCAACTGTTCATTTGTCATATCATTTTGAAATTCGACAATACATTGAGATAATGATGAATTCGTTTTAATTTTATATTTTTTTAGATATGATAAATAAGTTGGGTCTCTAATTATTATCTTCCACTTAGCTGATTTATTCCCATCCCAAGGATTAATTTTACCAGTAGCATATGTATGAATATTGAAATCAGTTGGATACCTAATCATTCCATGAGCATAGAACAACGATCGTTGATAACTATTAGTTTTTCGTTCAGGTAATGTTTGTATTTCAGGTTCATCTAAATGAGTATCGATATGTTTTATAAGATATTGTTCTTTTTGAACAATCCATTGTCTCCATGGCAATCCTTTGAATAAGATCGACATAGAGGGATATTTAACTGGATCACACCAATTCTCGAACTGTTCAATGATAGGCACGCAATTCTGCGATTGTCGTGATGTATGAAAATATCGCATCAATGATATAAAAAACCCCATCCTTATTATTTGAATATAATAAAAATTACATTTAAATAACAAGTATGAATTGAAAAAAAATATATTTTATATTTTTTAAATTAAACAATACATACAACACAATGCCATATCAATGCTATGATTGGGTGGTACACTTAGCTGAAAATGAAGATGAATTCGACGAGATACGAGCATACTGTTTAGATACAGAGAGTAATCATTCAATTATAAGAATCCCTAATGTAGCTAACAGTGCTTATTTAGAATTTCCTGAAGGATTTTTAAACAACAGAAAGAATGTAATGGATATTATTAATACATTGAAATATCTACTAACACCAAAAGGTACAGGATCGGTGAAAGATGTATTATTAAGTATTGAATTTAAAAAAAATATTACATTTTTATATGAAAGTAGGATTGGTGATGTGTTATATATTGAAGTTGTTAATAAGAGGGCATTAGATTATCTAATTAAAATTTCCTCAATGGGTGGAATGTATATAAATAAAAAGAAAGTTCCATATAAAGTATGGGAAGCTGATATATCTTTGCATTTGAAAATATTAGCTCAACGATCGATGGCGTTCTGTCAGTGGTTTAATGGATCATTTGAGAAAGTCCATCCTGATGAAAAAATATCTACAATAAATGAAGAGTACTGGTTAGATCCTACTACTATGGATCCTATTCCACAAGATAAAAGTGATCAATGGACTACCAATCCCACTATTTTTTCATTCGATATTGAGTGTTATAGTAGTAATCCAAAACGTCTTCCTGTTAAAGAAGCTGCAAGCGATGTAATAACGATGATATCATGTTTATTTGTAAGACATAATGATATGGATAGTTTGCAAAGATTTTGTATAGTGAATGGAGAATGTAATGATGTTGAAAATGCTACAATCATATGTTGTGAGAATGAAATTAAATTATTAGAACAATTTATTAATTTACTAGAGAAGTTAAATCCTGATATACTGCTTGGATTTAATACATCTGGATTTGATATTCCATATATTGATCATCGATTGGAAAGAAAATTCTTAACATGGGGGAATACATCGAGAATCAAGAATGAAACTCCTTATGTAAGATCACGAACAACATTCAGCGAAGCATATGGACATCAAACAACTTATTTATTGGAGAATATGGAAGGACGAATTCATTTCGATTTAATGAATATTGTTAAACGAACAGATAAATTAAGGAAATATAGTTTAGATTATGTAAGTAATTATTATTTGAGTGAAAACAAACATGATGTTAGTCCTCAAGAAATGTTCGCTATTTATAAGAGATATAAAGAAGCAAAAAGTGATGAAGAAAAAAAGAAATCTATTGAAGAAACAACTCTTGTTGCTAAATATTGTATTCAAGATTCAGAATTAGTATTGAAATTGTTCCATAAATTAACGGTATGGATTGGATGTATAGAAATGAGTAATGTTGTTCATTGCGTTCCTGCTGATCTTTATACAAGAGGTCAACAAATTAAATGTAAAGCTCAATTATATACAGCTGCATTCCATCAAGGGTATATCATAGATTATAAAGGTACTTGTTATGATTATAAAGGAGCTTATGTGAAGGATCCAATTCCAGATATGTATGATAATATATTAGGATTAGATTTTGCATCTCTTTATCCAAGTATTATCCAAGCATACAATATATGTTACACTACATTCCTTCCTGATAATTCAACGATGTATAAAGATGACCAAATACATACATTTGATTTTGATGAATATTTTGAATTCAAAGTTAATAAAGATAGTGAAGAAGCAAAACAGTTCATAAAAGAACAAGAAGAACTCAAAAAGAAGAAGAATAATGATGGGGATGATGACGATGAGAATAATGATGATGATGATGAGAATGGTGATACAGATGAAGAGGAGGAAGTTGTAGAAGTAAAAAAATGTAGAAAGAAGAAGATAACTATTCATAAGAAAGTACATTATAACTTTAGATATATTAAGAAAGATGTGAAAGAAGGATTAGTTCCTATGATTGTAAGAAAATTAGTACAGGAGAGAAAGAGTGTTAGGAGTAAAATGAAGGTTGTTAATCCTCAAGAAAATAAATTGTTATATAATATATTGGATAAACGTCAATGGGCGCTTAAAATCAGTGCTAATAGTATGTATGGATTCTTGGGTGTAAAAAAAGGATTATTGCCGTTCATCCAAGGTGCTATTACTGTTACATATATGGGGAGAATTAGTATCAACAAAGTGAATGATTATTTAGAATCTAATGGGTATAAAGTTGTTTATAATGATACTGACAGTTCTTATGTCGATGCGAATATCAAAGATAGTGCAGAATGTTATACAAAAGGAATTCAATTGAGTGCGGAGATATCTGCATTATTTCCTCCTCCATTAGTATTAGAATTTGAGAAGCCATTTAGAATGTTGGCTATTAAACGAAAGAAGTATGCATATATCCAAATTGAAAAAGATGGGTCATTTGAAGTAGATAAAAATGGTGTTATGGTATTAAATACTAAAGGAATAACAACAGCTAGAAGAGATAATTGTAAATATTTAACAGATAATTATATGAAATTATTGAAAAATGTAATGACATATGTTAATGTTCAATCATCTGCAAATATGTTATTTTGCGCTATAGAAGAATTATTATATGATCAAGTTGATATTTCTCATCTTAGTATTAATAAATCATTAGGATCCAACTATAAATCTGACACAGCATCTATGAAGGTATTTGGAGACTACTTGAAAGAGATGGGTCATTCTGCAGAAATTGGAGAAAGATTGGATTTCGTGATTGTAGAAACAAATGTCAAAAAATCAACACAGGGTAAGAAAATGAGGCTATTGGAAATGTATGAAGAAACGCCAATAAATGAACGAGAACGTATCGACAAGATGTATTATTTAAAAAATGTATTCAAAAATCCTATACAACAATTGTATGAAGTAGGGTATAAAAAAGTATGGAACAAAATACCAGATACCGTAACATGGAAATTCGGGACTAGGAATCCTCGTAAAATTTATGAAATATGTAGTATCGTTGTTGATGGATTGGAGAAAGGTCTATCTATAGCAGATCTAAGAAAGAATTATATGTCTGTATTATTGAGAGAATTAAAACAAAATTGAATTTAATATTATAATTTATTAATAATATTAATAAATTAATTGTAGCCTACTAGGCATGGATGAGCCATATACTAAAGTATGTGAATGTGATCGTATATATTGCGATAAGTGTGAATGTGATCGTATATGTTGCAACATAGAAGATTGGAAAAAACAAGCATTAATACAAATGGAAATTTTTAGGGTTGAATTAAATAATAAAATTAATATATTAAATTGTATCACAGAAATAATTATGATAGATAATATTAATCATGTTAACGATTCAATTATAAAACAGATTGAAGATATAATACCGAGCTTAAGCTCGGATGCAACGTAGTTTGCATCAGATACTATTTATGTTCATATTAGTCATATAGATAATTTTAATAAATTTATTAATGATAATATTCCAATTTCTAATATAATAAAAAGAAAAAATAAAATATTAAATAATAAAATTGTTATAGATAATTTCAACAACTCTGAAATCATTGACATTATTATTAAACATGGAATAGACAAAGCACTTAAAAATGCATCTGAAAATGGTTATTTAGATATTGTGAAATGTCTTATCAAATATGGAGCCAATGTTCATGCTCTGAATGATTATGAACTTAGCTGGGCATCTAATAATGGTCATTTAGATGTTGTCAAATGCCTTATTGAACATGGAGCCGAAGGGCTACGCCATTCTTGGCGGTGCAGCTGATATTCATGCAAATACAGATTGTGCACTTCGATGTGCGTCTCGTAATGGTCATTTAGATGTCGTTGAATGTCTCATTAAGAATGGAGCCGATATTCATGCCGAGAGCAATTTAGCACTTCGATGGGCGTCTAATAACGGTCGTTTAGCTGTTGTCGAATGTCTCATTAAGAATGGAGCAGCCGACGGCTGGCGCCATCTTGGCGATGCTGATATCCATGCTAATAATGAGTGTGCACTTCGCATGGCATCTTATAATGGTAATTTAGTTATAGTTGAATGTCTAATTAAGAACGGAGCAGCCGACGGCTGGCGCCATCTTGGCGATGCTAATATCCATGTTAATGATGATCGACCACTTTGGTTAGCATCTGGGCATGGGTATCTAGATGTCGTTGAATGTCTCATTAAGAATAGAGCTGATATTCATGCCAAAAATGATCTAGCACTTAATGTAGCATCTCAAAATGGTCATCTAGCTGTAGTTAAATGTCTTATATCCCATGGTGCAGCCGACGGCTGGCGCCATCTTGGCGATGCAAATGTTCATGCTGTAAATGAGTATGAGCTTCGTGTAGCATCTCATAATGGCCATTTAGATGTTGTTGAAATTATTAAACAACATATGGATACAAAATTGAATTTAATATAATTTATTAATACTGTTAATAAATTAATTATCGGAATGGATAAATGTTTTGCATGCTCCAATAATGCTAATTATGTATTGCCTTGTTATCATAAGATATATGTTTGAATGATATAACCGATGGTGTATGTCATTATCCCGACGACCAATGTCTAACCAAATTTAAACAAGATGAAGTTATATTATTACCGAATAATAATGAATTGATTATTAATATATGCCCAGAACATATAGAATTATATACAGTAATATGCAAATGCGATCATATATATTGCGATAAATGTGCTATTCAATGCGGATGTGGTGTATATAATAATATAGGGAATATAGAACAATGGAAAAAATATACACTATCACAAATGAAAAACTTTGCAGATACATTGAACAACAAAATCAAAGGTTTAGAGTGTATAACAGAGATAATTATTAATAATAATAGTGTTAATAATGTAGAATATATTACTAAACAAATTGAAGACATAATAGATACAGTATTTGTTGATATTAGTCATGTCGATAATTTTATTAATCATATTAATGATAATATCCCAATTTCAAATATAATAAAAAGAAAAAACATAATATTAAATAATAAAATTCCTATAAGTTCAATTAATATAATACCGAGCGCATGGCCAAGAAAGCATGTACTTGATATAATAGATATTATTATCAAAAATGATGGTGATATCAATGCCAATGATAATAATGCACTTACATATGCATATATAAATGGTAATTTAGATATAGTTAAATGTCTTATATCACATGGGAAATATACTGGTGGTAGTTGTAATGTCCCATTTATTTGGGCATCTTATAAGGGTCATTTAGATATTGTTGAATTTCTTCTATCACATGATGCCGATATTCATGCTAATAATGATCATGCACTTCGAACTGCAGCTTCAAGTGGACATTTAACTGTAGTCGAATATCTTGTCGAACATGGGGCGAATGTTCATGCTTGTAATAACGAAGCACTTAATGTAGCATCTAACAATGGGTATTTAGCTATTGTTGAACTTCTTAATCAAGAATGGAGCTAATGTTAATGCCAATAATGATTCAGCACTTCGCAATGCATCTAGTAACGGTCATTTAGCTCTTGTAGAATATCTTATATCTAATGGCGCCGATATCCATGCATGTGACGACCAAGCACTTCATCTAGCATCTCAATATGGTCATTTAGATGTTGTTAAAATTATAAAAAAATATAATTGAAAACAAAATTGAATTTTTAATAAAATTTATAATAATAATACACACAATTATTATTAATCATGGCATCACATTTGGAAGAATCGCTCATGAAATGCATCAAAACTAACGTTCTTGAACCAATTGTTAGTTATTTAAAATCAAATAAATCAGTTGATATTACTATTGAAGAATTAATGAAGGTTGTATCAATGACACCTCCATCTAAAAAAATTAATCCACCAATTTCAAGCACAAATAGTACATCTAATAGTGTTAAATCAGTATCAAGTTCATCATTTGTTCCAACTGAAACATGTGTTAAAGTATTATATGAAGGTACTCCACGACAGAAAGTATGCGGTAGACCTTCATTGATGGGAGCTAAACATTGTAAAACACATAAAAAAGATAATAACAATGTAAGTTCACCTCCTGATAGTGGTACAGCTGCAGCAACTCCTGTATCATCTCCACCAGCTACAGCTGATGATGACGATGACAATGATGTCTCACAATATCCAACAATGGATATGATGGAATGCGTTGATGATAAACGTAATTTATATAGAGATATGCATAATAGCTATGCAGTTCATATTATCGATTGTGAACATCCTACTCATAATAACATGACTGTAATTGGAATGTTCAAAGGATCTAAAGTAGTTCCATTGGATGATGATCAAAAATCAGAAGCATTGAAACATGGATTTACGGTAAATGAATCTATGTATGAATCATTGGCCAATGATAAACAAAAATCGTCTAAATCTAAGACGGTTGATGAGTCTGCGGATGAGTCACAAAAATCATCTAAATCAAAATCTAACAAACATAAATCAGATAATGAAGAGACCAATGATAAACCAAAATCTAACAAACATAAATCAGATAATGAAGAGACTAATGATAAACCAAAATCTAACAAACATAAACCTAAGTCTGATGAATTAGTTGACGAAAATGAAGATACCGATGGTAACGACGAACTTATGAAAATTCCTACACGGATGTTGAAAGATAAAGCATCCAAGTCATCTGCTAAAAAAGATACAATTGTATCATCTAAGACCGAAATTCCTCCTGTTGTGAATCCTCGTCGCAAGACTCCAGACAAGATGCCTAATCTTGATCTTCAGAATAACGATGATGACGATAATGATAATGCAGAGACTAATGATGATGATAATAACTTAGAGACTAATGATGATAATGATGACGCCGATACGGATCACGATGAATTGGATCAGAAAATCACAATTCCTCCAGCTCCTCAATCGATCAAGATATCACCTGATTTCAAAAGTTTGAAGAATAAACCACCAACTAAGGTTATTCATTGAACTATTATTAATAATTAAAAAAATATAAATTAAATTATAAAATTTAATTTATAAAGAATATGGAAAATAAAATATATGTACTTCCTGTATCTGGCGGTTGGTTCCCGCATCAATTAGCTATTTTAGATTGGATGGGAAAATCACAAGTAAAACCATCACTTGTACTAGGATCATCTGGAGGTAATGTAGCTTCATATATAGGATTTGCGGGTGATTGGACATCCCAAGGTATACATGAGATTGTATCATATATGTCTGACAAACTATTTATAAGTAGTTGGTGGCCAAGTTATTTATTCTATCTTCCTAGTATATTGAAAGGATATTTTTACGGATCGATATATGACATTAATCCTAAATTTTATGAATTTTTTGAAATAATATTCAAAGAGAAAAATATAGAAGAATTAGAACTATGGACAGGGACATTCAATAAAACAAGAGGGAAGACGCAGTTATTTTGTAATAAAAAAAAAGAAACAAGTATAATAAAAGAATCCTCAAAATCCAATCAGGATCTTTTAAATTATGAATCATATACATATTGTGACGGGAATGTTAATACTATAGCAAAGGTAGCATTTGCATCTGCAGCTATTCCTATTATTTTTCCCCCAATTGATATTAATGGAGAGAGTTATACTGATGGCGGAAATAGTTTCAGTAGTCCATTAACACCTATGAAAGAATCTCTTCAAACTATATATAATAATAAACCACTTCATCTATTCTATATTACTCCATATAATTATCAAGCTGCAAATACAGAATTTTGTTATGCTATGGCAAATGTATCAGTCATATCTAATACATCAGCAGCAACATCAGACAATTTCAGTAATGTTACATATACATGTAAAACTGATGGATCTATGTATAGCCAAGGTAAATATGCAATGAGTGAACTATTAAAAAGCTTAACTTTACAAGATAGATATGTAGGATTAGAATTGGTACAAAATGGTCTCCCTTCAGATTCATTTCAATTCGAAGAATCCATTCTAGATTATAACGATTTTAACCAATTAATCGAGAAAACAAAAAATTACTATAGAATGATGATGGAATTATATCCTGTCGCTGATAATTCAATTCATATAGCAAATTTCCTCCCAGAAGACATTTTGAATATCATAGATAAAACTGAACATATAGGAGTAAGATATTGGTATGTAGATAGTAGTACATAGATGTTGAATGGGTTGGTTGATATTATATAGGATAAGATAGATGTTGATAGATGTTGATAGGAAAATAATAGGTTTAAAAATTTTCCTGAATTGAATAAAAAAATAAATTTTATTATTTTACAAACAATAATATAAACAATGGAACCAATTCTTACCCCCAATCCTAGTCGATTCGTTTTATTCCCAATCAAGTATCAAGAAATTTGGAATATGTATAAAAAAGCACAAGCATCCTTTTGGACTAATGATGAAATTGACCTTTCGAAGGACATTGCAGATTGGGAGAATAAGTTGACTGATGATGAGCGATATTTTATTGAACATGTATTGGCATTTTTCGCGGCCAGTGATGGGATTGTTAATGAAAATTTGTGCTTAAAATTTAGCACAGAAGTGCAGATCCCTGAGGCCCGTTGTATGGTTAGAGATACGTTGGTTACATTGTCTGATGGAAGTACTATTCCTATTCAAGATGTTAAAATAGGAGATAAAGTACTTGGATGGAATGAAATTGATAAAGTAGTAGTACATGCTAAATGTACATTTTTGAAGAAAAAAGAGAATGCTGAATGCGTTAAAATTACATTTGAAGATGGACGTGATCTTACATGTACATTAGATCATAAAATTCTTACTGATCAAAATAAATGGGTTGAAGCTAAGGATTTATTACCAGATAGATCGCGAGTTATGGTATTTGATAAAAATATTTTTACACTAGGAGTTAATGAAACTGATTTTATTGGAGAAAGAGAAGTGTTCGATTTAACTATTGAAGATCCTGTTAATTCTTATATTGCAAATGGAGTTATTGTACATAATTGTTTCTATGGATTCCAGATTGCTATGGAGAATGTGCATTCAGAAGTTTATTCATCATTGATTGAAACATATGTTAAAGATAATAAGAGAAAAGAATATTTATTTAATGCGATTGAGACGATTCCAGCGGTTAAAAAGAAGGCTGACTGGGCTTTGAAATGGATTAATGATGATCGGTCGTTTGCGTATAGATTGATTGCGTTTGCTGTAGTTGAGGGTGTATTTTTCAGTGGGTCTTTTGCGAGTATTTTTTGGCTTAAGAAACGAGGCCTTATGCAAGGGCTATCTCTTTCTAATGAATTTATTAGTAGAGATGAAGGATTGCATTGTGATTTTGCTGTGTTGTTGTATCATCATCTTGTTAATAAACCGACAGAACAAGAAGTTAAGAATATTATTGAAGAAGCTGTAGTAATTGAAAAAGAATTTCTTACAGAGGCATTGCCTGTAAGATTAATTGGAATGAATGCTAAAGATATGTGTCAATATATTGAGTTTGTTGCTGATCGTTTGATTGTTCAATTTGGATATTCGAAAGTTTATAATTCACAGAATCCATTTGATTTTATGGATCTTATTAGTCTTCAAGGCAAGACGAATTTTTTCGAGAGCAGAGTATCTCAATATGCTAAAGCATCAGTTGGTAAAAGTAATGAAGAAAATCATACATTTACATTAGATGCTGAATTTTAATTATGTTATGATATTATTAATATGTAAGTATTAATAATGATTGAGAATTATTTAAGTATTAATAATGATTGAGAATTATTTAAGTATTAATAATGATTGAGAATTATTTAAGTATTAATAATGATTGAGAATTATTTAAATGTATTGTTCATTATACATTAAATAATAATGAACAATAGTATTGTTATGTGTTGTGGATATAAACAATCTGGAAAAGATACATTTTATTTAGATATAATATATGAAGATGTTCATAATAATTGGGATATCTATTATTTATCGTTAGATTCTATTTCATTTATATCTAATACTAAGTATAAGAGAGTTGCATTTGCAGACCCGCTCAAAAAATATGTTATTTCTAAATATAATATAGATAATATTAATAATAAAGAAGAATATAGACATTTATTAATTAAAGAAGGTCAAGAAGCTAAAAAGTATTATCCTCATTATTGGACCGAACAATCATTATTAAATTGTGGGTATTGCGATAATATCTTCATTACAGATTGGAGATTTATGAACGAATATGAGTATATATCTGATGTTTTTATTCCTACTACAAAACCTAGTACTAAATTAATCACTGTAAGAGTCGCTCGATCTTCTAACATTAACACGAATTATGATGATGAAACAGAACATTCATTAGATAATGTAACTACAGATTTTTTAATTGTATCAAAGGATGATGATATCAATAAAATAACGGAAGTATTTCCTCAATATAGAAATTTTAAAAAATATTAGGATATATTATTAATTAATAATATATATTACATAGTTGCACCATGTTTGATAAGTAGATTTACAATATTATAATGACCATTCACATGTGCCCGACTAAGTGCTTCGTCTTTATACTCATCAATATCTACCCCATTGGCTATAAGACATTCAACAATATCTAAGTGACCAGAATAACATGCCATACGAAATGCTTGACAATGGTATGTATTAACATCAGCTCCATATTTAATGAGAGATTTAACAATATCTAATTTTCCATTATCAGATGCCCATCGAAGTGCATTATCATCGCATGTATGAACATCTGCATTATTAGTAATTGCTATATCTATAAAATCCACTAAAGGAATTAAAGGTTCATGTAGTATAACTTTATTAGTTTTTATTTTATCTTCAATTGTAATTATTTGAGCATCATCTGGAATTGTTACATATCCGACCCATGCTGTATTATCATATAATGATATCCATCGGAAGAAATGTTCAATTTCACATACATAAAGTGCATTGGATGTACATTCATTTGTTGTATTAAATGATTTAATTGAATTCAATCCAAAATTCCATTGATAGCCACGATGAAATAGATTTTTATTTGTTTAGACATTATTATAGATAATTAAATAATTATTTAATTATAATTCAGTTTTAGATGTATGTAACGATTATCAATAATCCTATTAATATTATCAATCCGCCTATCATAAAATATGATTCATAATAATCATCATTATTCGTATTATCAACATCCATATTATATTTATTAAAACGCTCAATACGTTCTTTAGTATATCTGAGATTCATTGAATGCATTGTAGTAATATAATATTATATTAATAATATTATTAAAAATTCAATTTTAATATAGCCATTTGAAAAGGCTAAATGACCAATTGGTATTATATTTTTTGAGATATTCGACAACATCTAAATTACCGTTATTAGACGCCCAACGAAGTGCATAATCATTACCGGCATGAATATCAGCTCCACGATCAACAAGATATTTAACAACATCTAAATGGTCATTCTGACACGCCAATAGAAATGCATAATCATCCTTACTATGAATATCGGCTCCATGTTCGATAAGGTATTTAACTACTGCTAAGTGACCATTATAAGATGCCCAACAAAGTGAATTATCATTGTCAGCATGAACATCTGCTCCATGTTCGATAAGGTATTTAACTACTGCTAAGTGACCATTATAAGATGCCCAACAAAGTGAATTATCATTGTCAGCATGAACATCTGCTGCACCGCCAAGAATGGCGTAGCCCTTCGGCTCCATGTTCGATAAGGTATTTAACAATGTCTTTATGACCATTCTGAGATGCCCAAACAAGCGGTTCATCATCCTGAGCATGAATATCTGCATCGCCAAGATGGCGCCAGCCGTCGGCTGCACCATGTGATATGAGATATTCTACAATATCTAAATGGCCATACCTAGATGCAAGTGTAAGTGCTTCATTATTATTGCTATGCACATCTACTGCACCGCCAAGAAGGCGTCGCCCTTCGGCTCCATATTTGATTAAACATTTAACAATGTCTAAATAACCTTTACTAGATGCCCACCAAAGCACATTATCATCATGAGCATTAATATTTAGTTCATTTTTTAGAATAAAATTAATAAGTGTAATTAATATTTCATTATTAATAGTTGTAATATCAATCAAAATGTCAAATTTATTATTCAATATTTGATTTTTTCTTTTTATTATATTAGAAAATGGAATATTATTTATATTATTAATAAAATCATCGATATGATTTATATTAATTAAAATAGTATCAATTATATCTTCAATCTGTTTCTTGATTGATTCATATTCATTCTTGGTTAATTCCATTATACAATTTAACCCATTAATTTGATTAGTTAATTTAGCTCGTAAATTTTTCATTTGCTCTATTGCTTGTGTTTTACAATATCCTATAGTGTGTATAGGATGTGATTTATCACACATTCTATCACAATTTTTACAAAACATTCGATTACATTCACATACGACTACACATTCTTCATTGTGAATATTACACATTTCAATACACGTATTACTATTAATAGTTATTGGTACTAGTTCACCGCTATTATCATTAACTAAATCGTTAAAGCATTCATCCATAGTTAATTATAATTTATTAAATAAATTATAATATTAAATTCAATTTTTTTATTAATTAAAAAATATGAATAATCCCCCACCTAATGATAATAATCCTCCAATACAACCAACAACTCCTAATAACAATAATACTCCACAACAACCTCCACCACCTGATGAGAAAAAATTAAGTACTACTAAAATTATTTTTATAGTATTAATTGTACTCGTTGTAATAGCAGGAATAGTAGTTGCTCTTTACTTTACAGTATTTAAGAAGGAAGAAGTAACATGTACAGAAGGACAGTTTTTATGGAGTGATAATACATGTCACGAATGTTTGGAAAGTATATCTGAAAACGGTGCATGTCCTGCATGTTCTGAAACTCAAATTAAACGTCAAAATGGGTCTTGTGGAACTGATTGTATAGATAGTGGTAATACTCAAGAATTAGATACAACTACTAATGAATGCCAATGTAAATTTGGATTTAATTATTATGATTCTATTAATGATATATGTTTATTATGTAAAGAGGGTGAATATTATAATTTCGATAAATCTTGCTCTGTTTCAACATGTAAAAATTTAGGGTCAACATCATATGAAGATGAAAATGGAGTTAATATATGCGAGTGCAAAGAAGGACTAACATTAGTTGAATATACATGTTTATGTCCTGATAATAAATCTCCAACAGATTACTATTATTCGCTCAAACAAGGAGAAGCTGAACAATGTCATACATGCCAAAAGAATCAATCCGTTGATTTTCATAATAACTGCGTTAATCTTATAACAGGGTGTCCTTCATTCTCTCAACCTTATCTAATTACAACAGATGGTAAAACAGATTATAAATGCGTATGTAATTCTGGGTATCAATTAGAAAATAATCAATGTATTAATACAAGCCAGCTCAATTATTCACAAATTAAAGTAGCATCTAAACCTTACTGTTTAGATTCAGGCTCTAATAATGTTAAAATATATGATTGTACAACTCCAACTAGTTCGTTTACTAATCAATCTTTCACTATTGTATGTAATATAAGAACACTTTATAAAAATCAAAGAAATCTTAGTGAGTACACGTATGCGTTCAACGCCACCTATGAAGTAGATAGATATTATACTGCAGATTCAAAAATAACAGGGACTAGAGATTATTGGTTATTTGTCCCAGTTGTTGGGGAAGCAAATAATTATTACATTAGGAGTAGGGTATATGATTATTATATACACTATTCTAGTGCTGATGGAACCTTAATATGCCGACCAGATAATCAGACATATCCAAAAACTAAATTTAATTATGATAAAAATTATAAATCATTGAGAATATATGCTTATAATAAATATCTCGATTTTAGCGATCAAAGTGACAATATGGTTTCTGTATCAGAGTATGACGCCACTAGATATAAAGATTTCCAAATAATATTTATAGATAATAGAGATTTTGTTTTTAGTATTTCTGCATATTCAACTAATTCTTCAAAATGCCTTATAGCTACTGGTAACAATTCTCAAGATTTCACTACTGCCTCATTTGGTGAATGTTATCCTAATGATGAAAATCAAAGTTTAAAATATAATACTAATAAACAAATATGCTTATCTGCATTTAGTGATACTGCAACTGCATGCGTTACTGTTCAAAATAATACTTATCAAAATGATCAACCTGTAGGATTTCAAGGTAATCTCGCATCCACTTCATCAAAGGCTAGTCAACAATTCGATCTAGATTATTAAAATTATTAATTATCACATGTAATTTATTTCTATTTAAATGTTTAATTTTTATAACTAAAAATTGAAATGTCAGATTCATACAAAATATTTGGAGATAGAACAAATCCTTATAAGGTAGATAAAAACACCATTATAAATGGAAACAGTTATTCAGTAGATTATTTGGCTGATATGGCTGATAACTGGGAAGATCAAGAAAAAATCCGTCAACTTTTTGATGTTAGTGCTATAGTAGGTTATCGCGATGAAAGTGGAAAACTTAGAAATTATCCGCCAGGAACAGATATTAAAAATAATACATTTGGTATAAATAACCCATATTTTGGATGGGTTAATTATAAAGACAGTCCAGATAGTGTAGTATATATGCACAATATAAAAATTTGTTCACATGATGAAAAAATACTTGTTTTAAATAGAAAAATAATCGCTCTTTCTGATAAACTAGATATTCTTTTTAAATATACTAATGATAAACTGAAATCTGAAATAAAGAAATATTTCGACAAAATCGATAATGATATGAATAGAAGAATTATAGAAATAGAAACTCGTAATGATGAAAAGTGGGGACCTATTCTATCATGACATACTTACACTAAAATTATATAGAAAAAATTAATTGGTTATATAAACAATTCGATCTAGATTATTAAAATTATTAATTATATAATTAATAATTATTTAGAGATACGGTGCAACAACGATATCATCATTATTATTCTCAACAACATCATTATGTTCTTCATCATTATCGTCGTCGTCATCATCAATATCATCATCAATATCATCATCAATATCATCATTACTGTGATTGTCGTCGACATACCAGCTATCATGGGTTTTCCAATCGTTACTGCAAAGATCACAGTCGCATTCGAATGAATGAATAGAACGACGACATAGAGGGCATAATCCTCTCTTCATCTTGTGGATACAAGCCATACATAAATGATGAGCGCATGCTAGCGTATTAGTTGTTATTTCCAAACAAACAGAACATTTCATATCATCGTCGTCATCTTTTGCGAATAAAACTTCTGCAAAATTTTGTTTTTCCTGATCTAAGTTATTTTTTATCTCTTCAATTACATTGTTATTTTTCTTGATCAATCTGTTCAATATTATATTGAAATACAGACTGTTAACTAAATCAACACATTTTTTGATATTATCCATGATACATTCTTTAGTATATTCATTCATATAATTTTTATAATTTCTATATATGTTTTTATTAGTTCGAGTTTCACGAATTATTAGAGTCCAATGACATGCCTCTTTATCAAATTTATTTTTTGGTACATCGATATGCATTTGACCATAACAGTCAATACCGTCTATAGTTTTCTGAAATTGTAAACTGTAATTATTTGCATTATAACCAGTAGCTTTGTTAGGATTATTAACAATCTGATCGGCAAATGCTTCAAGAATAGCGATCTTAGTTGTTTCCATCTTATTAGTTAAATATTCATATATATTTAATTAAATATTCAATTTTATAATTAATCGTCATCGTCATCATCATCATCATAACAGTTCCATTCTTCGTCGTTATCATCGAGACATTTCTCGCAGTCACAGTAATTTGCGTGAATACCACGACGACATAGAGGACATAAGCCTTTCTTCATTTTATGGATACATGACATGCACAGGTAATGATCGCATTTAAGTGTATTAGTAGTATTTTCCAAACAAACAGAACATTTCATTTCATCGTCATCTTTTGTGAACAAAAGTGCTGCAAAAATTTGTCGTTCATCTGAATCGTTCTTTATCTCATCGATTAAATTATTATTATTATTTTTAATCATCCTATTCATTAATATATTAAAATGTAAACCATTGACTAATTCAATACATTTTTTAATATTCTCAATAATACATTCTTTTGAGTATTCATCTATGCAATTTTTAAAATTTCCATATACAATTTTATTAGTTCTAGTTTCTTTTATTATAATATTCCAATAACACTCATATTTATCAACTTCATTTTTTGGAAGTGAAAAAACCATTTTACAATCACATTTAATACCATCGATAGATTTCTCAAAATCTATACCAAATCTCTTGTGAGTTTGATACTCTTCGGGGTTATTAATAATTTGATATGCAAATGCTTCTAGAATAGCTGTCTTCGTTATTTCCATATTAGTTAAATATATAATAATTATATATTTAAAAAATCAATTATATATTATTATATATTTAATTATTCAAATAATAAATAGAATGCAGCTTTGGCACATAGATAATAATAATTTAATAAACTTCCATTTACTCCATTCTTAACAAGACATTCGACAATATCTGAATGGCCGTTTTCATATGCCAATCTAAATGCATAATCATTACACGCATGAATATTTGAGCCATTATTAATAAGACATTCTACAACATCTAAATGACCCCATTTAGACGCCCATCTAAGTGCTAAATCATTTCTAGCATTAATATGAGCCCCGTGTTTAATAAGACATTCAACTACAGGTAAATGACCATTACTAGATGTCCATACAAGTGCATAATTATTGTTGGAGTGAATATCTGCACCGTATTTAATTAATCGTTCGACGATATCTAAACGACCATGATAAGATGCCCTACATAATGCATCGTTATCATCATAATGAATATCTGCTCCATATTTGATAGCTATATCGATAAAATCAACTAAAGGAATTAATGGTTCATGTAGTATAACTTTATTAGTTTTTATTTTATCTTCCATTATAATTGTTTGAGCATCATCTGGAATTGTTACATACCCAACCCATGATACATTATCATATAAAGTAATCCATTTGAAGAAGTCTTTAATTTCGCATACATAGAGAGCATGGGATGTACATTCATTTTCTGTATTGAATACATCAATCGAATTTAATCCAAATTTCCATTGGTACTCTCGATGCTTCAAATCTTTAGTAAGAACTTTAATATATTGTGTACACTGGGTGTTGGACGACATTCTAATACGTTATATAATTAATATTATATAATTAATTATTCAATTTTATTAAAATAATATATCGAATGTAGATTTAATCCAAAGATAATAATAAAATGGTTTAAATTTCAATATACTCTTATTTGAGCTATGTTTAATAAGACATTCAACAACATCTGTATGACCCATATATATAGCCCAGCGAAATGCTTCATAATTATATGTATCAATATTAGCTCCATGTGATATAAGACATTCAACAACATCTACATGACCATTATAAGATGCTCCAGCCAATGCGCAATTCTTATTATCGTTGACACGAGCCCCATGTTTTATAAGACGTTCAACAACTGGTAAATACCCAAAATGAGATGCCCATCTAAGTGGTCTGTCATTTTCAGAATGAATATCAGATTTATGAGTGATAGCTATATCGATAAAATCAACTAAAGGAATTAAAGGTTCATGTAGTATAACTTTATTAGTTTTTATTTTATCTTCCATTATAACTATTTGAGCATATTCTGGAATTGTAACATATCCAACATAAGCCATGTTAGTATACAATGTCATCCATTTGAAGAAGTCTTTAATTTCACATACATAAAATGCGTTGTGTGTACATTCATTTTTTGTATCGAATACCTCTTCAGGTCTTAATTTATTTAATCCAAACTTCCATTGGTACTCTCGATGCTTCAAATCTTTAGTAAGAACTTTAATATATTGTTTATTAGATGACATTATTAGTTATAATTATATATTAATATATAATTAATTATTCAATTTTAATTCCATCCGTTACTTTTTGGTAACAATTTTGTTAATATTTCTTTAGGTATTGTAGTATATAACTGAGCATTTTCTTTACGTAGAGTATCAATTTCAATATCTAACTGTCGCTGTTGAAACTGGAATTGTTTTATTCGGAACGTATTATCTTTACATACATTATATATATCTAAATACTTAGAATCCATCATCTGGATATTATATAATTATATATTAATATATAATTAAATATTCAATTTTATATTAATGCTAATATTTTATCGATTTGTTGAACATTCCACGTACCATTAACCACTATATTTCCATTATCCAACCTGCTTATAGTGCCCATTTTGTTTGACAATGCTTTTCGTAATGTGTCTACATTCATATTCATGTTATTAGCAATATATTGACTATTAATAATAGTTGTTTCAAATAGAATAATTCCTAATTTATTGTTCGTAATTTGAGCCATAATTAGAATGAGTTATATAATTATATATTATATATTAATATATAATTAATTATTCAATTTTATTGAGTTTTCATTAATTTATTCAGCTTAGAAATTTCAAGAACCATCTTTTGGAGTTCTTCAATTTCTTTCGATTGTTTATCTTTCTTTTCAATATAATCTTCTAAATATTTTACAACTGCTGTATGGCCATTATGATATGCACAGCGAAGTGCTTCATCATTTTTAACATGAACATCTGCTGCACCGCCAAGAAGGCGTCGCCCTTCGGCTCCATTCTTAATAAAACATTCAACAATAGCCAAATGACCTATCTCAGATGCACATCGAAATGCTAAATCGTTATCAGCATGAATATCAGCTCCATTACTAATTAGATATTCACCAACAGCTAAATGGCCGTTATTAGACGCATTACGAAGTGCAAACTCATTATCAGCATGAATATTAGCTCCATTAGATACAAGACACTTTACAACTTCTAAATGACCAGTTTCAGATGCCCAACGAACTGCCTGATCATCCTTACTATGAATATCGGCTCCATGTGATATAAGTAATTCAACAACATCTATATGACCATTACGAGACGCCCAGCGAAGTGCGCGCTCATTATTAGAATGGATATCAGCTCCGTTATTAATAAGACATTCAACAATAGCTAAATGTCCATATTCAGATGCATATTTAATTGCACATTCATCATTACCAGTATGAACATTTGCACCTAATTTGATAAACGCTTCTACTAATTCAGCATGACCATCTTTAATTAATTTAATAAAAAGATCATTGTCATTATAATTGATATTAATATATTTCGAAAGAACAGTCAAAGTACCTACAAGATCCATTATTTATTGATTGATATAGTGAAATATTTACTTTTATTTATTAAATATTCAATTATAGTTTTATATTACATTTCGAAAAGAAGATTTCGTTCCATGAATGCATCTTTCATAATATTACATAATATGGGACGATTATATTGTACACGAGTCCACACATACATATACTTCAATTGGTCCTCAGTATATATTGGTAATACATCGAATCTATTTTTAAAATCTGATTTTTTACTTAATTCACTAAGAAGCTCTTTTTTATTTAATTTCACAGATATTTTAGCAGGAGGAGGCACTTTAAGTTGATATAAAATTTCTAATAATTGATCATTTTTCCAACTCTCTTTACACGCCAATCCGTGTGGTATTTTTCGCAAATCATATCGTTCTTCTTCATCAGTAGGTTTCCAATTTCTAAGATCATGAACTCTAAATTCATTATCGCTCAATATACTACCAAATAATTTAGAATCAAGATACGGCTTGAAAATAGCTCGAATTCTTCCTCTAATAAGGGAGTTATAAACAATTAATTCATCATTAGATACTTCTCTCCATCCTGTTCCTTCACTAGGTTTATATAATCTCAATCGTCCTTTTGCATTCAAGAATTTTGCAGTTACATTATACCCTGTTTGTTCCTTTGGAATAGTATACATACTATGAACTAATACTTTTTCTCCAATTTCAACACTAGAAGGTAATATTTTCTCAGTATAATTCACTTTCCCTTCCAACGCTTTCCTACCACGTCTAATTTTCTTATCTCTCAATAACATCTGCTTCTCTATTTCTTTTGTAGGTTCTTTGAATTCAAACAAATAATTCTTATATCGTTGTAATATATATCGCTCTTTTTCACTCAGCTCATTAGGTGATGATTTTAGTGTAGCACTTTCCATAAGAATGGCATTTATCGCAACATCATAAGATTCTCCTTCTATATTTTCTGCATTAGTTTTTTTAGTTTTCATAGCTTGTTCACTAACATAGTCATTAAAATCTAACTGACGTGTAGTATATATAACACCTGCATAATAATTATCCAATACACTATTCATAGATTCAGATTCAAAAGGAACCAAATAACAATAACTCTTACTCCGTTCCAATAAACAAAGACAGTTGAATCTATTAGTAAGTAGTATTTTCTTATCTACTATATCAGTAATGCTCATTTCCCAATAATGATATGGAATTGTAGGATGTATATGAGATAACAATCCAACATCGAAAAATGGTCGTTCAATAAGAATATTTTGTATAACTTCATGGCATTTCTTCATAACATCTTCACTATAAAATAATAAAGCGTTATTATAATCCACAGGTTCATTTTTATTTACCTCATTAACTGTCTTATATTTACACACATCATAATCACATAAAGATGTATAATTTAGAGAAGATGGCTCTTGAGAATTACGATCATATTGGATAATACCATCAACAGATATTTGTTTAACTTTTCTTCTAACTATAGCTATATCCCTATCTTTTTTTTCAGCTATAGCATACATATCCAAATCTACACTATGAATCTTATTAACATCATCAATAGCATAACATCCCATTCGATGAATTTTAACTTTCACTCGTTTCCAATCTTCAACTAAATTAACATGACTAACAGCTCTAATAGCTCTTTGTTCAGCTTGATACATACCAGCAGGAGTCCACATACTAGGTAGAAAAACATCCTGAACATTCGATAAATTTATCCCATCTCTCGTTACTTCAGATCCTATCAATATCTTAATATAGTCCCCATGTTTATTTTCTACACTATTCAATAATTCTTTCAATTTCTCTATCTTAGTATCACTCGTTTCGGATGTAATCATAGCATATCTCAATTTTTTTGAATATTTCAATGTCCTTGTTTTTGAATCAGTTCCACTACAATAAGATTGAAGTCTATACTGTGATTTAACATCTTGGAAAACACTCGTAGATTCACTGAATCGTTCAAATCCCATAGCTTCAAAACACATCGCTAATGCTATAGCCCCACTACCAAACAATAATTCATTATATATAAAACATATTCCGGTACTTTTCATAGCTTTATCAACAATATTACCATATAATATAGATAATTTTTTTATTTTATTAATACTATTAACATGTTCTTTAAAATCCGGTTTTAATTTATAATCATCTTTATTTTTCGATGATACATACTTCCCAAGACCGCTTTTATCATTTCCTCTAAGTCTCGGGAATGTCCCTCCATACGATCCATCAGGGAATACAAATGCCGATATCTGTCTCTCATTATTCCTAAATCCTATCATATTATTAGATGCTACATTCTTATTAGACTGTTTTTGAAATATCTTTTGTAGATAGGCAGTTCGTTGGAATGGAAGCATCTCATACTGCTCAACAGTCATTTGACTAGGCACTCTCTGTCCTTCTTTATTCAAGAATACTTTATTAAGAGGATTACCAGTATATACCTTATCTACCCCAGTATCTCCAGCCCGTACAAAACTTATATATCCCATCATATACTTTTGAAATAATTCTAAACTCCATCTCTTCAAATCAGCGTTCAATGGTATCTGCTGATTTTTTGGTAATATCAAATTCATAGGACCTATCAAATCATTAGCATCATTAATCATAGGTGTCGCAGTAGCTAAGATAACTTTACAAAATTTAGGAGCATGAAATAGTTTCCACAAAAAATTATATCTCTTCTTAAATAATTCATTCTTTTTGTATATTGCATCCTCTTTATTAGTTTCATCATCTATATTATCCTCAGTAATACCTTCATCATCCTCTTCAGGTACCAACTCATATTTAACGCTATGAATTTCATCACATATGAATATACATCCATTGAACTGTTCAGCTAATTGTTCATCCGATAAATTCTTTTTAATTAGATTATTGCAAAATGTTCCATACGTATCTATAGTATACCACTTATGAATCGATCGAGATACTGCGGATTTTTGAGATTTTTCGGATTTAGCTTTCAATAATAAATCTGTTATATAATTACCCGCAGTGCATTTACACATCAACTGTCTCTTCAATTCATCCATCAATGATTTCCCTTTCAATAATATTATAACATTTTTAATAATTCCTTGATACGTATTATAATAATCAAATAATGCATCAGTTAATACAGATACTCTTGCTTGTGAAGATTTTTGATAATCTTCAGCTACACTAATATAAGAACACGTTTTGCCCGTCCCTGCTTCAAAAAACATCAATAACCTATCATAATATCTCATGAATCTCTTATCGAATACTTGGTAATTGAAATAATCACCTGCTTTTTTAGGTGGCTGTTCATTAGGATCGCTTTTAGTATCAACAAATTCTTTTAGTATTGAAATATCATGCTGGAATGTTGTTGTATCTTTGATATCTGGATATATCGGGATCCACTCATGATAATCCATTTTTTATAATTATTAAATAATAATAATTATAAATTTTACTTTTTCCATAGTTTAGAAATCTCTCGAATTACATCAGGCGATCTTACAGGAGTTGATTTTCCTTTCGATAACTGCTTTTTAACTTTATGGAAATTAGCTTTAACAAATGCTCTATATGTAGTCTTATGCGATGATGCTCGCTTAGTTGAATGACGCTTAGTAGATGCTCGTTTATGGGATCTTTTGGGAGACATCATCATAGGTGATGACATTGATGACATTGCCATAGCTGTGTGATGATGACGATGTGTGCTTTTTCGTGTAGAGCGACGGGCAGTTGATTTACTCATGTTTTTTATTAAGATAGTTTCATTTTTTTTTATTTTTTTATTTAATTGTTTATTTACAGAACGTTTAACAGTTGTCGCTTTAGATAAAGCATTAACTAATATCTGCTTAGCTTTCGATCGTTTTCTGATCGCCATGGATTTAATAGTAGATGATCTTAACATTATTTTTAATTATTATATATAAAAATGATTTATATTTTTTTATTGTTGATAGCATTAATAGTTGTTAATTATTCAATGGCGATAACTATGTCATTTCAAATAAATAGATCGACTAATACCCCAATTAAAACAACACTCAAAGAAGTATTCGCAAAAAATGAAGTATATACATCATTTTATTTTATATCGTTATTTTTTATAGTATCCGTATTATTATATATTATGTCATTACGAGTTATAGTAAAATATTCTGGTATTTATACATTAGGAGGCATTTTTATTTTCTTTTCAACCGCTATTTTGCTAAGTGCTTTCTTCGTTGAAGGACCTCTACGATTTGTTGATAGCCATCCTATTCTCTTTATGACAGGCGTAATTTATCTAATATTAGGAATGATTGGAGCTTTATCTAATACATTGAAGATGGAGCACGTATATATAAGATAAAATTGAATATTAAAATAACTATTTATTTAATTTTAATTAAATAAATCATGAATACTGATATTAACACTTACTATTTTGTTAAACGATGGTATGTACTTGATAATGCAGATAAATCATTCGGTCGTAGATACATGTATACAATTCATAAAACAATTAGCGATATATCGTTTAGATATCAAATTATTTATATACCCAATTATCCTACATATATCATTGATAGTAATATTAACGAAGAAGATATTAAAATGACAGAGGTAGATCCAAATTCTGAAATTATCATTAATTTTCTCTGTGAAAGTGCAATGGGATTTTGTTGGGATTGTCCTATTAAGAATTTATTTTAAATTAATGCTTCTTTGTTGGTAATCTAAATGATAATATACACGAATTTTTGCCGTCGGTTATTGAATATTTTCGTAATACATAGGACGCAAAATTTGCATCGCAACTTTCTGGATTAAAAATAATTTTCGCTTCGTTCTTATTGCGTTTAATATCAATCTTCGGATAATTTTTAGAAGAATAAGAAAATCTTTTAGAAATATCATATAATATATTATTATCAACCCAATCTGGTAAATACTTAACATATAATATATTTGTTTTTTCTATATCTGAAACAACACATCTACTAATTAATAAAGGTGTATTATTTACGCCAATATTAGAGTGAATATGAATGAGAGGTTCATTTGATATGGAAATCATAGGAGCAATTGAATGTTCTACTTCCTCGTCCCAATTAATAATATTACTTTTATTATTTATGTCCCATGGATCTACTACTGAATAATCCATCGTGCTTTTTGGGACGAAGTTAGGGTCTTCAATACGTCTAACATTTTCAGAACCGTCCCATTTTTTGCCGAATAATGCATTATATATTTGAGAATCTATAAAATAAATATAGCCGTACCCTACAAATACATTGTTATTATCAGATGCTAATGATATTATATATTCTTTATTAATATTATTAGGTACTTGAGCTAACCAGTAATTGAGTTCATTATATATATCGTCCAGTGTTGATCCTTTCGATTGAAGACACACTGAATGTTTGTCGTAATTTAATCCATACATCTTATCTATTTATAATAGGTAAAATATTATTTTAAGTAGAAAATTGAATTTATATAAAATTATAATTTCATAATTAACAACAACTATCATAGTTCAATAATGTCTGGAACAATCGTTGAGGGAGATACATGCTATTATATCGTCATCTATAACTTTGTTAAACATATGTTTAATAAGCGCCCTGATCGTCCCATCCGCCAGATATCATCATCTAAAAATTATAAAACATGTGTCCACGGACATCCTTGGTATTGTGGATTCTGTGAGGCAGCCAAAGCGACCAAATGTGTCCACGGACATCCTTGGTATTGTGGATTCTGTGAGGCAGCCAAAGCGACCAAATGTGTCCACGGACATCCTTGGTATTGTGGATTCTGTGGCAAAGTTGAAAATGTCAATACTAACAATACTAATGATGTTAACTATGTTATCGAAGTTAATACTAACAATATTGAAGCTGATGTTAACTATGTTATCGAAGTTAATACTAACAATATTGAAGCTGACACTAACGATGTTAACGCTGACACTAACGATGTTAACGCTGACACTAATGATGTTAACGCTGACACTAATGATGTTAACGCTGACATAAACAATATAGATGATGACTGGTCACATGCTAATGTCGATGAACCTGATGAATGGTTACATGTAGACGTCGAGTATATAATTGAACCTGTTTCGTGAGTATAAATAATATATTTTTTAAAATATATTAAAATATGAAATACTATTTAACTTGAGAAAATATCAATGTAAGTTTCTCTTTTAATTGTGGATCATCTAGTGAATACTTGTATGATGGATATAATGTTTCATTTATTGTCATCTGTATATCTCTATCATTCAAATTTTTATTCTCTTGAACCAATTTTTTATCTACCAATATTTGCTCTGGGAAAATATAAAAATCATTTTCATTGGGTATCCAAAACCAATAAAAATCATTATCTCCTTTCTCATAAGGCTTATATTGTTGCTTCTTATTTAATCTACCATTACTTACATGTAATTTAACTTGGTGAGATAATTTACCATTTGGTGATGCCACTTTTTCCTGTATTTTATATTCGTTAATAAAACAATCTGTTTTAGTCTGTTCAATTAATGGATACTTAATAATCAAATATGTACATACCTTTTCTCTTAGCGTTTGGTAGTGACACTCTCTTTGCTGTAATGGATTTATAGGTTTTACACCGTCATCGTATGTACATTTATTAATTGTTTTATATTTTTCTAATAGGATTTCGTTTATATTATCTGAAGTAACTTCATTCTCGTCATATTTAGATTTAGTTTTTCCAATGCCCAATGTTTTTTTTAGATTTTTTACCTTATCATAATCAAATAACCAAATTTTCTTATCCGCTTCTAATGTAATACAAACTATTAAACAATCAACATATTTATTATCATGTAAATAAAATTTATGCTGTTTAGTATCTCCTCCATTAGTAACTTTTAGTTGAATTCTCATCCAATTATCAGAGTCTTCATTAATTGGTTTAAAAAGTACATCAGCCAACGCACCTTCATTTGATTTTTCTAATTTGTATTCTGAA